ACGTAGAACCCGTTCATGTTGGGCTTGTTTGAGAAGGTGACGGGAAGGAACTTGTCCTTTAGCCAGAGTATATCATCCGCCTTCGCCACCAACTCCACTTCCGAGAGAGCCCGCCCGGGCCAGTACTCAACGCCGGACACCGTTATGGACTTCGTCCCGAAGGTCTCGTGCTGCTGGCGGGAAGCGCTGTGCGCCTCTGCGAGCGCCAACTTACCAACCTGCATTAGACCCCAGGAAGTCATGACGCATGCTCCTTCTCAAACTTGTCAAGCTCCTTATGCAACGTCGCCACCATCTTCCGCGCCGCAGTCGGATCGGTGAAGTCCCAGACTCCTCGGATGTTCAGGTTTTGGATGCTCCACGGAACCGTCCCGCGCTTATCCGCCGCAGGAGGCTGAGGACCTGGGGGCAGCGCAATACCCGCTGAGGTCGTGGACGCGGTGACGACCGCGTTCTGTACCAGAGTCGGATTCCCTACCATATCCGTGATGTCCCCGAGTCGGCCGAGCAGCGCCGGTAGCCTCTCCTCGATCCCTCGGATAAGCCCTTCCATGATCCACTTACCAGCAGGCGTGAGGAGTTTCTTGTCCCGCTCCTCAGGCCCCTTGACCTGAGCAATAAGGTTGGTTACCGAGGACAGCTTGGAAACTAGCGAACCGATCATCTGCTGAATGCCGTTGATGAGGCCGGAGATCAGGTTCCGCCCAGCATTTATAAGGAGACCGCCGAGGTTACCAACTGCGCTGAGGATCCGGCCCGGTATCCCCCGGACGAAGGCTATCAGGCTGTCTGTCCCGCCCGAGGCAGCGGTCCTGAGTTCGTTGAAGAATCCTCGGACCCTGTCCACAAGCGCCTTGATACCGTTGGCAATGGAAACAATCTTGCTGACGGCGCCCGAGGTAATGGACTGAATCGCTGACCAGACGGTAGAAACTATTCCCCGGATAGCATTGAACACGGTCGACGTAACCGAACGAATCGTGTTCCAGGCTGAGGAGACGACTGCTCGTGCAGCGTTGACAGCTACCGATATAGCTGCCTGGATGACGCCCCAGATAGCTCGCAGGTACGGCGAGAGGAATCCCATGACAGCCGTGACAACAGACCGGATCGCGTTGAATCCGGCCTCGACCACGGCTCGGATCGGACCCATGGCAGCGTTGAAGACTGCCCTGATAACTGTCCAGGCAACGGCGACGATAGCCTGAATAGCTGTCATTGCCAGCGAAATTATGGACTTTATGACGCCGAAGACCGCGAGGACTGGAGCGCTGATAGCGGACCAGACCCCCTTGAAGAAGTCCACGAACGCCTGTACTGCGATCTTGATGCCATTGAAGACTGCCTTCGCTGCCTCCCACAGCGCCATCAGCGGGACGATAACCGTCAGCGCCACGATCTTGCCGATCGTGATAAGAATGTTGACGAATGACTTGATGGCGTCGACTACCTGAGGAATGTGCGAGATCAGGAACGACAGGACAGCGATGAAGAGTTTGAAGGGCGGTCCGACGAGGTTGATGAGGATCGGGATAAGCGTTCCGAGCACCTTCCCCAGAACCTCAAGATTCTTGGCGAACAGCTTGACAAGGAACTCCGCAACCGTCTTGATGGTCGGGAGCGCCTTCTGGAACGCATCGTTCAACTGCGCCATGGCCGGAAGGAGTGTGTTATCTATCCATCCCTTGATGGCGACGAAGGCCGGCTGAAGGTTCTCTATCGCCTTCCGGATCCCCTCACGGATGATCGGAAGGAGCGTCGTTTGAATAAAGGAGACGAGAGCCTTGAAGTTGGCTATAGCATTCGCGACAACGATCTTTACGACCTTGAAGGCGGACTGGACCGCCTCGCGGAACGACTGCGAGTGCTTCCACAGTGCAACAAATCCGGCGACGAGCAGTCCCACAGCCGCGACGATCCCGCCTATCACGACAGCAATCTTTACGGCAACGAGCGAAGCCGCGACCCCCAGAATCATTGCCCCGAGCGCTGCGATAGCCGCCACAACCGCGAGCAGAGCCCCCACCCCTGCGATCGCGAACGCGATCAGCTTTTGCCACCTCGGGTCGAGTGCAGAGAACCGGTTTGCCAATTGGGTTATGAACTTTGCAACGGTCCGGATGACTGGTAGGAACGCGGTTCCGAAGGCAATCGCTGCTGTCTCTACGGACCCCCTCAACTGCTCCAAGGATCCAGCAACGTTGTCCAGACGCTTAGCCGCGACGTCCTTCGCCGTAATCTGCCCCATCGAGGCAGCCATTTCATCGAAGCCCTTGGCGCCTTCCTTCGTCAGGATAGCGGCTGCCCGGATCGCGTCCGACCCGAAGATAGTCTCTAGTGTGGCTAGCTGTTGGGCCTTCGTCATGCCCTTCAACGAGTCTTGCAGGATCTGCGCGACGTCGCCGAATCCCTTCAGCTTCCCCTTCGCGTCGAAGAATCTGTTAGCGCCATCGGAGGTGATGATGCCTAGCTTCTTCATGAGATCCGTCTGCTTCTTCGTCTGCGGGTTCAGATTTAGAAGCATCGTCTTCAGCGAGGTACCGGCGTCGGATCCCTTGATTCCAGCGTTGCCCATGAGCGCAATCGCGGCGGACATGTCCTCAAAGGACACTCCTACAAGATTAGCGACTGCCCCGGCCTGTTGGATCGACATCCCGAAGTCGTGCACGTCGATCGCCGAGGAGTTAGCCGCCCCTGCGATTAGGTCCGCAATGTGGGGCATCTGCTGAGCAGTAAGCCCGAACTGGTTCATTGCGTTCGAGGCAATCGTGGCAGCCTCAGGAAGCGCGATCCCGCCCGCAGCGGCTAGGGCGACCGTAGCGTCGGCTGCGCCGTTCAGCACATCCGAGACGGATAGCCCAGACTTTACCAGCTCCTCCATGGCCTGCGCGGACTCGCTGGCAGAGAACGCCGTATCCGCGCCTAGCTGAAGAGCCTTAGCCCGAAGAGCCTCCATCTCCTTAGCGCTCGCGCCGGACACAGCCCCGATAGCAGATATCTGCTTCTCAAAGCTGATGGCACTCTTAACTGCCAGCCCAATGCCAGCCGCGATAATGCCCGCCCCGGCGCCTGTGAGCGTGGCGACCTTGGAGAAGCCTGAACCGAGCTTCTGGGCCTTACTCTGGAAGGTGTCTAGGCCCTTATTCGCCTGCGCGATGCCTTTGCCGTCGTAGCCGACTTCAATCTTGCCCCGGGCCGTGCCCAAGTTGTAGTCAGCCGTCGGACTCACCGCCTCCTATTTGGGACTAGCGAATGTGTTCTGTCCTAGCCACCTGTGCATCACCATCGCCCGTCGCATAGCCGCGCGCCGAGGGTTTTTCTCGTCTCCGGCCTTGTCAAGCTCGTTCTCTAGCCTCTGGCAGAACGTCCAGACCGCCCGGTCGAAGAAGAAGGCCGTGGGCTGCTCGTCTATTCCGAACAGTTCACTGGGGAGGCACTGGTACGTCTTCGACATCTTCCACACTGCCCAGAGCTGGTTCGGTTGCTTGACGAAAGGCGCTCAGATCCCCGCTGCCCCCTACGACGAAGTTCATGATGAACATCTTGTCCTCAAGGTCCACGTCGTCGACGTACAGCGCGGTGGGGTTGCGCCAATCCCAGGGCACTCCTGCGTCGGCCGGACGCTCGGGGTCCGGCGCCTGCTCGGTCGGGACCGGACGGACAGGAGGTTGGACAACCGCAGCCAGAGTGATCTTGTCGACAAGGTCGAGCACCTTCCGAAGCTCTGGCGACGCTTCGGCGATTTTCTTCAACTGCTCCGCGTCCGCCTCGCCCGTGATCTCAAGAATCTTGTTGGAGACGAGACCTGTCAGCGAGTCCATGGAGTCGAGAATCCCCATCTTAATGAGACCCTGAACTCCTAACCTGCGCACCAGAGCTACGTTGCTCTCCCCATTCTCGTCGTACGAAGGGAGGGTTAGTTCCACGGTCGGGCCGTGTGCTCCGCTTCCGCCGATCCCATACTTCTTCTTTGACTTTGGCATCCCAGTGCTCCCTAGTCGAGGTGAAAAATCAGAGCGGTCCGAAGATCGCTACTGTGAGTGTCGTTGGGGTGACGTTAACCATGTTGATGCGACCGTTCGCGTCCCGGAACCGGGACGAGTTCGGAATCGTGATTACCTTCTCCGTGGTCGCACCGAGCGCTGCAGACACCTGAAGATCCGCGAAGCCTGCCACGGCCGTCGAGCCGTCCGGAACAGGCGTGCTCGGGTCGGACACCTTGAGGATGCCCGTAGGAGTCGCCGCATTCTTGTAATGGAGCATGTACTTGGATCCGGGAGCAGCGGTGAAGAAGTCTGCCGCTGTTGCCTGCGTGTAGACCGGCGTAACACCGGCCAGCGAGTTGGCGTGAACAAACGCCGTCATGTCTGTCATGGGATTGCCACCGCCGTCTCGTTCTGGACGAAGGCCCAGACCTTGTTTAGGTTCGCAGCCTCCATGGACTTGAGGCCAGATCCACTAGCGCCAGTGAGGAAGAATGCCCCATCGGTGAACTCGCCAGTGAGGTTGTCGGTCGCCTTACACCGGTAGATAACACAGTGCAGATCTCCACCGGAGTCGCTGATTGCCTGCCCCTCACACTTGAAGTAGGGGCGGGACTGCGTGACGAGCTTGGAGAGAGTCTTGATCTGGTTGGGGGTGACGCCGGTCGTGCCGACGGTTCCGCCATACATCGCGGCTACCACCTCCAGCGAGACACCTCCGCCCGCCAACTCCCACTCGACCTGTGGCCCGGCACCGTGGGTTGCCACCAAGCTATCGTCGCCCCGAAGCTCCTCGAACTCTTCAGCCTCCGCGAACGTCAGCGTTCGTGCGTTAGGCAGGTCGATAGAGGCACCGGCCAGTACCGTGGCAGTGTCGTCCGTGTACGGGGTGATCTTGATGTCCCGGATCCCAAACGGAAGCGGGATCGTGTTAAGCGCCATCCTTCCTCCTCTCGATACTGGGTGGATCTGCTAGTTTCCTGGTCTCTATCAACTTGCCCTGTCGATCGAACTGGTGAAGGACTATCACCCCAGGTCCGGCCCCACAGAACTTCGACGAACACTTGATCTCGATCACGTCGTCATCAAGCAACTCGCCAAACTTCTTAGAGCCGCACCGGAGTTCAGACCTCAACCGTCACGACCTCCAAGTCATGGTCCTGCCCCACAATTGCGTCGAACTGCGATTGGGTCAGGAAGTCGAGATCGTCCATCGGTACGCAGAACCCGTTGGAGTGATTCCATATGATGTCCTTCGTGTCCTCTTCGGCCACGCCTGCCCGAAGAAGGTCTGCGGCCGAGATCACACGCTCTTCGAAGGCGTGCCTGCCCGGCTTCCAGCGCACTACTTCCGCCTCCGCGTACGTGACGTCCTCGCCCTTCTCCTCAGCGTTCGTGTCCGGCGCAAGGTCTCCCGGCTCCGCACCCGTCTCCCGCTCAACCCACGGCTCCACATCCGCCGGGTCCTCGGCCTGTCTCGTCTTAGCCGTCATCTCCCTCTCCTTCTAACCCGACGATGCGATGCGATAGGCACTGTTCCGGGTCGCAGCCTGGTATGCGTCGTCCCATAGGTCGACACTGTCCCCGAGCCAGTTAATCCCAGACGTCCATCCGGGGTTCAGCGGAGCCCGCTCTAGCCCGAGCACCACTATGCGTGCCCGCTTGAGGATATCTGCGATGGGGGCATAGTCGCGCGCGCGGTTGTAGACCCAGAACGTCAGATCCTCAAGCGTCACAGGGGAATCCCGCCCCGGGCCAGGTGTTGTCCCACCCCAAGCCAGGACGGCGAAGAGCGATTCCCGGGGGCTGTCCGTCGCGGCTGGATAGAGCGATGCTTCGGTGATCCCAAGGGCGTTCATCTGGCCATCGGTCTTCAGCGAGTCGAATACGGTCTGTCGGAGACCCATCACACGCTCCCTATCCGGGCGAAGACCTTGTTGAGCGTCGCCATGAGCTTCGGCCCCTGATCGACGAGCGCTGGGATGATGATGGAGTACCGACCGGCGAAGCGGACCTCAAGCCATATCTGGTACGGAACGCGCCCAAAGAGGTTCAATCGGTGCAGCTTCTTACGCTCGTGGTCAGTTGTGGCGGACAGCCCCGTTCTGGCATTACCTGTCCTGTCCGTCCAGGGTGCGTTGTTCCGCATCCATCCCTCAGCGATCCGAGCCTGGCGGTCGAAGGTCGCGGCGACGTATCCGTCCAGCCGATCGTCTAGGCGCTCGACCCCTTTGAGGAGCGGCGTCATGTCCATCTCGATGTTGATGTTCGCACCGCTACGACTCGCCATACCGAGTCACCTCCGCCCGGCGCTCGTACCCGTTGTCCGGAATAAGGTCGTCCACCGTCCAGACGAATCCCTGCGCGTCCGTCCAGGTGTCGTACAGCCCTATGGTCGCGTCCCATGTGCCCAGAAGCTGGTAGGTAACCCGTCGCTGTATCCCATCGGCAGCCCGTACGGAGCCAGGAGTGGGTCCGGAAGTACTGCTCTGGTCGATGAGGCGCATGACCTGCGCAGGACGGGGAGTGCCATATATCCAGGCCGTCCCGCCACCCGTCTTCTGCTTGGTACGCGGAGTGAGTGTGAGGGTGGATGGATTGGCAGCTATAAACGCCTGCGTGTTGGCCCTGTGCATTGCCAGTTCGTTAGCGTCCACAGCTACCTCGTTAACCGGGATACCCGGGTCCGGCGGCCGACGTCGGTCCCGCCCGTGGGCAGTCGGTCCCCATACACCTTAGCCATAGCCAGATACTGCTCTTGCAGATCCCCCATCTTCCGGGAGGATCCGCCCTCGGAGATGTCCACAAGGGCTGAAGCGGAAGCTGCCTTCTGGATCCATATGTCATATGCCACGGCGTCGAGATTGCCCGCCGCGTCGATAGCTGCGCCGAGCACGGCGTCCGTATACGGTGCGACATCGTCCGGCTGCGCGATCATTAGCCGTAGCGCCGCGATCTGCGCTGCCGTTGCCATATCGCCTCCCGTCTAGTGCTAAGGGGCGGGTACGCCCCATGGTTCCCCGTACCCGCCCCGGCGTCATGCGAGCTTTATCGAATTACCGTTAATGCAATCCGATAATTGCTCTCAGCCCTGCGCGACCGGAGTTCCGTCCGCATTCTCGTCGCCCACGGTTGCCCGGGCCGCGTCCACGGTCGCCTTGAGCTCATCGAAGGCTGCCTGGTCCTCGGCGGAGAAATGGGTCTCCGTGTTGTTCGGGTTGTCGATCTCGTCCTGGATGCGCTGAATCTTGGCTGCGATGTCGGCGAACAGGCCGCCAACCTCGTCGCGCAGGTCGGTGAGCTTGGTCATGAGATCTCCTACGTGTCTGTCTATCCGGTGAACAACTGTCTTGACGTCGTTGACGTGAGTCCTGATGTTTTCCAGGTACTGAAGGAACGGCGCGAGATCTATTACCATGACGTGCAACTCGCCGCACCCGGGACAGGTGTGATCGTGATTCACCAGGTGTCGGTCCACCACCGCCATCACTCCCCGTCGTCCTCCACGAGCCGAGCCACAAGCTCAGCCTTGGTGCCCTTGGTTCCGATCGGCTCCAGATCGGCTTCCGCCCGGGTCTCGTTCCGATCGTTGATCTCTGCCACCAGCTCGGCAACGGTCCAAGTTGAGTAGTCGGCGGTCTCCGACTCCTCATCGGAGCCGTCGTCCACGCCATGCTCCTCATCGATTCGATCGACGAGCGAGTCCCGCCCCCGGTCAAGGAGGTACTTCCGGTCCTCGGCCGACAGCGACTGATCCTGCGGGATGTTGCGTGACATCTAGTTCCCCTCCCTTACCACACGAAGCCGGTCGGCACGGTGTAGGCGCCTGCGGTAATCTTCATGATCGCCGACGCGCCACGCTGCGCCACACCAGATCCCAGACCCCGGACGAAGAAGGAGTCGATGAGCGGATAGTTCGCGTTGTTGCCCGGGCGGAGAACGAGCCCCTTCAGGCCCGGCTGCTCTGGCTCACGAAGACCCACGATGTTCAGGTTGGAGCTACGTCCCGCCGAAGCGGCCGCAACCATGTAGCCGGACGGGATCTGCGGGTCCTCGACCACGAGAATGTTCCCGTACGCCCCAACGACAGACATGTTGGCGAACGTGGCGGACGGCTGCGATCCCGCCGCGACCTCCCACCCCACTGGCAGCTGGAAGCCGATGCCCTGCGCCGGAATGAAGTCGTACACGGCCGTCTGCGCGTTGTTGTTGACAACGCCGCGCCGGAACGTCTTGATGACATCCGACTCAGTTTTGTTCACCATCAGGATCGTGGTGTAGCCGTTCTGCCGGTTATAGCCATGCTCCTCGACCATGAAGGACAGATCCGTCAGGTCCGTCGAGTCCAGAGTTGCTGCCGCCGATGCAATGTAGTGCGTGTGCGTCGCCGGGTTGAACGTAGCGCTCTTGTACGGTGGGATGAACTGTCCGTCGCCGTTGTAGAGCGCCGTCACCGTATACGAGACATTGTTGATACCCGCAGAACGGTTGACGTTGTTGAAGAGTGCCTTCATTACCAGATCGAACTGGAGAGCGTTGTCTGCCTCCATAGCTGTCTGCAGGATTGCATCCAGCTGCTGCGAACTGGCTCCGCCAAGCGCGTTCGGTCCACCTGCCAGGAACTGGAAGGTATACGCCGCACGCATGTCGTACCACTTGAACGGGAATGCCCGCTGTGTCACGACCGGCTGGGGACGAATCGAGACCGGAATTCCGAACTCGGTGGCCTCTTCAAACCGCTCGCTGCCCGGGGTGATGATGTCCTCGATCACGTTCGTAACCGTGAAGGAGAGCAGGTCGATCAGCGGCTGGCGAGCACTGTTGAACGACGCGAGCGCCGCTGCATAGTCGTTCCAGATCTTATTGAGATCCTGCCCGTCGCGGGTCCGGGTGAGGATGTCTGCACTGGTTGCGTAACCCTTAGCCATGGCTCACCCCTCCTTACGTCGTAGCGATCGGGCAGCGAACGAGCATACGGGTCGTGCTGAGCATCTTGCCGACGATCTTCCCGGTCGCTGCGACAGCGTCCACGATCCCGACCCCGCCCGCAGTACCGTGGGCGTAGACAATGTCTCCCGCCGTCCACGCGGTACCGCCGGTCTTGGTTGCCTCCACGATCTCGCCATCCGTCATGACATCGATCGGCTCTGCAACTGCCATCGGACGAACAGCCACGATGACGCCGATCACGGCCGTCTCGGCTGCTCCGCCGATCACGACCTGACCGGAGGCGTTGATGCTTACGGCCTGAATCTTCCCAACGTCGGCCGTCAGGATCGCCGCCAGAAGGGGAGCCCGAAACCCGCCCACGCGCGGCTCATACTTATCGAACCGTGACACCTTTCACCACCTTTCGTTATCCCCCAAGGCGACTCCCCATCGCAGGGAAGCGCTTCCGCATCTGCTTCGCGTCCGGAGTCCCGGTGCCCTGCCCGCCCGTGTTCATAGGCGGAGTCCCGGGAGGTCCCGCGTCCGCGTTCCCATCGGTCGTCTTCGGCTTCACCATCCAGGGGCTCTCCTTTGCCAATCCATCAAGGATCAGCTTAAGCCCGGAGACCGTTCCGTCGTCGCCGATATCGAGCTTGCTGGTGTCGATCGCCTTCAGCGCCATCTTCGGATCGTGCCACTCGTACGTGTTGTCCGACAAGAACGCAATCTGAATCCGCGCTTGTGACAACTCAGCCTTGGCCGTCTCGGCCTGCCTCTTGTATTCATCCGTGTCGCGCTTGAGCTTTTCGATCTCCGGAAGGTCCTTGTCCTTCAGCTGGCGGAGTTCCGCCTCAAAGGTGCTCGCCCTCCGGTCAGCGGCCTGCATCCGGTCCCGCAGCGCTGCGGCCTGCGTCTCAAGCTCACGCTCCCGGGCCGTCTGTCCCGTCGCCGCTGCGCCTGTCGTGTCGGCCGCGCCCGTACCGCTCTGGGTACCTGCATCGGTAGTACCGCTGTCACCTGTGCCATCCGCGTCGCTCTGCGCCGCGCCTTCGCCACCCTGGGCGTTGGGGTCAGGCTGTGTCATACCTTATGCCTCCAGATCTTAGACGGACTCTCATCCGGGAGTCTAGCTGGGTGTCCTTCCACCGATACGCAAATCACCCCCGCTGACGTTCCAGCGGGGATGCGAGAAGGACAGGTTACGCTGACAGACGGGTCTTCCGGATGCGTTCGCGGAGGTCTTCGTTGACCGTCCCGAACGGGTTGTCACGAGGGTTCTGTTCCCATCCAAGTATCAGTAACTGCACCGGATCGGGCAGTTCAGAGAACTCGCGCTTGCCCTGAAGGGACGACGAAACCTGGCGTCGTTGGGCCAGCGTCGGCCACCCGAACTGCATGGCTAGCGACACGCGCTGCTCCAGAGTTTGCACCCTACGCCTCCACGACAATCACGGAACGGTTCAAGATTACATACTGATCTATGCTGGTTCGTTTGCCACCAACTACTGCTCCATCGTCTGACTTTAGAACCTGGATAACGTCGTACCCCCGGAGCGCAGCGAAGCGTCCCGGGTCGTTGATCACTTCCAAGCTTACTCTGAATGCGTCCCGGATGTGTGCAGGCTGATCCCAATGGGAGGCGCGAGGCCCAAGCCCGAAACTGGCACGTAGATCCTCAACCGCCTGTTGTTGCATGTCTTGTAGCTTGCTGTACTCAATGATCCTGGCGTCCGGACTGATAGCTATCCGAACAGACACCGAAGTGCCAGGATGGGTAGCCACCTTCTTGGCGTAGTACTCGGCCACCCGGGAATCTATGGAGGTATAGATCCCATTCCCATAGATCCCCAATCCTGTGAAGTACTCATCCTGGGATATGAACTCGCGGAGGGCTTCCCGCCCCGTTACGCCTTCGCCCCCAGTAAATCCTCTATGCACCAGCCTCCAATTTCTCTCCTGAACCAAAATATCCAAACTGGACTTCGTTACCGTCCCGGGAAGACCAAACCCCTGCTTTTGTATGATGTTCGACAATGTCTGGTCGCCGAACCAGGCCCGACCCGCTTTGGTCTTGGTGTAGGAGAACTTCTCCCAGATATCCATGGCGGCGTCGGAAAGCTCCGCGTGCCCCTGGGCCGCTTTGGACAACCGCGCAAGCTCGCTCTGCATGTCGCTGGACAGATCGCGCCCCGGCGTCCGCTTGGGGACCGGTATCTGACGGTTGGACTTCGGAACAGCCGTGCTCGGCTTCGGGACAGCGGAACGGCGCACCGCCGGAGTCGTAGCCCGCTTCGCCACCGCCTTCTTGGCAGACTTGGCAAGAGTCGGTATGTTCCGCCCCAGCTCCTGTCCGGCGGACTCCGCAAACAGCTTGGAGATCTGCGCGTCGTACTTCCCAGCGAACATGTTGTCTATGAAGGCTTCCTCGGACTCCACGACCGGCGTCACGTAGCAGAAACAGTGGGGGTGTGGCTTCCGGGGGACGTCCTCGGTCTTGTACACACCCGCCCCGAGTCGAGAGTGGTCTTCGTTCGCATACTGGTCGCACACGTCCGTCTTGGGGTGCGAGCGGGACAGGTGCCACTGCATCCCGTGTACCCAGGGCTTGTCCATCGCCGAATTGACGGAGATCGCATGGAAGGCGTTGTTGATCTCAGATCTCGCAAGCCGGAGCGCCGCGTACCGGACCCCGCCGGGCGTGTTGGGGTTGAACCAGTCCTCCGCCTCTTTCGCGAACTCCTGGGCGGACAGGCCACGAGCGAGCGCGGAGTTGATGCCAGCTTCTACTCGGCCGTCCATCCACGCCTGCGTCCGGTAGATCCGCTCGCTCAGAGGAATGGCGCTCTGCGCCATCCGGGTAACCGCGACCTCGACCGAGTGCGCTAATCCCTGCGAGAGCGCCTCTCCCAGTGCTAGAGCCTTCGCGGTATCTCCGATAGCAGCGAACAGCGCGGCATCCGTAGCGGTCCCTAGAGCCACGGCGCGGGACGCTGCCTCGACCCGTCGGGCGGACACGATGTCGCCGAGCTTCCGGAAGATCTTGGCCTGCTCGGCGAGCATGGCACGCTTGATCGTGCGAAGCTGCTCGGCGCGGACCATCGCGCTGATGTTCGACTTCTTTTCCAGGGCACGGAGCATCCTCCGCGTGTCCTTCAGGGACGTATCCAGCATACGCAGGATGTCCCTGTCAGCGAGTCGCTGGACCCGCGCGTAGGCCGCTAGCCATTCATTAGGCTGGGGCTTCGCTGGCATTCGGCGTCCCGTCCGCTACCGCCCCGTCCAGCCGTGCCCCTACCGCGTCGAGAGCAGCCTGGCTCTCGTCCAGGATCTGCTGATCGATGTCGTCCGGGAAGGTGATGCCTAAGCGCTCGGATAGCAACTGGCGGGCGAACTCCTTGCTGATGATCGCGACGTCCGGCTTTACGAGTGAGGTGATCTCCTCGATGAACTCTTTACGGTTCAGCGGGATCGCCGGAGCGAACGCGACCCGCGCTTCCAGGAGGTCGCTAACCGTTAAGCCCTCGTACGCGGGCAGCCAACCATGCAGAAGATCATGCATGAGCTGGTCGAGCTTACCCTTGATGTCTAGCTCCTTCTCTGCATTCTTTCCGGTGAGAGGGGCGAACTGGATGGCGAGCGCGATCCCGGACTGTGCCACCTGAACATCCACGTTACCCGTCGCGACGTCTGGCGTGCTCGTCGTCTCCCGAGCCGTCCTCTGTAGCTGGTTGAAGTGCCCAATCGGAGCGTCAATGTTCGTAGCGCCCTCGACCCTCCAGAACTTCTTTCCCGGCTCGACCTCCGCCACCGCTCCCGGGCTCACCGTCCAGTCAACCTCCTCGCCCTGCGCATTCACGGGGTGCCCGGAGTCGGTCGCATAGATCCCAATGCTCTGTAGCGCAATCGTCAGATCTTCATCGCTCAGCGTCGCGGTAAGACCGCCCAGGATCGTCTCAATGCCCTGTAGCTCAGAGATGCCGAAGGTGGCTGTTCCGTGACGCTTGTTCCGGAAGTGGTAGACCGGGATCGCCGTGATCTGCAAGGGCAGAACCACACCCGCCATAAGGAGCGCCGTTGCCTCCGTGTTCAGACGCGTCGGTACTTCGACCTCTTCCAGATCCTCCTCTGTCAGCGGATCGCGATCATCCCATTTGTTGAAAGCGAAGAATCCCATCTGTGCCCAGACAGTCCCGAGGGGAGCGCCGAACTCGGCCGCGTCGTCCGGGTTCAGGATCCGCCGGTACATGAGCCGCTGCGCGACCTGGGTTGTACCGTCGTCCGCGAATATGATGGTAACTAGGTAGCAGCCGACGATGCGCTCCGAGTCGACAGGATCCTTAATCGGGAAGTACTGCTCAGGCTCTAGCTCGGTGATCCGGAGCCTCGCGCCCTCGGGCTTGAGGGGATCCGCCGTAACGTGAAGGAGGCCGTCACCCTTGATCAGGGTCCAACGCTTTACCGAGCCGAACTTGGCGTTGAACTCCTCGCGCCGGAACAGAGAGTCAATAGCCGCCATCGGTACCAGACGCGTCGCCTCGTCCGCAACATCCCCCGTATCGCTCAAGACCCATGACCACTTCGGATCCTTAGCCAGGTAGTTGTTAGTCGCCTCCACGATCGTCCGGGCGCCTGCCACGAACCGTCGGGATACCGCGTCCCCATCGTCCCGGAGCATGGAGGAAAAAGCGTTCTGGGTGTTGTTGAAGATGTCGGCGTATGTGTAGTACGCCTGCACCCGGGCAACGTCCTCCGCCTGTTTGTTGTTCAAGAACGTGGGCGCAGTCAAGCCCAAATCTACCGCCGTCTGATATGGGCTAGTAGCGACCATCGAAACCCCTTCTTGTTCCAATCTGCACCTGGGACTGCCTCGTTTTAACGTACGGAGAACCGAACATGCCGCTAAAGAATCGCCCCAACGCCTCTGGAGTGTGGTCGTCCTTCTTCATGGGCTGCTCGGGCGCTTCCCGCCCCCGCTCGCCCGCCTTCGCGGAGTCCGGGTACCGGTAGTCGTTCAGCTCGCGGATCGTGTTGACACACTTGCGATGCACGGTAAGACTGGGCAGTTTCTCGGGATGACCGTACTCCAGATGCTCTGGGGAGAGCTTGAGATGCCTCCGGATCCACTCGATCCGGTCGTCTAGCGAGATGCTCCCTCCCTTGTACCCCTTCAGGTGGAGCAGCCCGGACAGTTCGCGGGTCCGGTCCGGCTCGGCGGGATCCGGAAAGAACATCCGGATTGTCTGAGGAGCGAGATTTCGCGACCGGATCTCCGCCGCTGCCTCGCTAGTCGTCCGGTTGGTCTCATAGTACTCATCCAGCACATGCACACGTTTGTGGTGCGGATCGATCTGGAGCAGTAGCCAGACGAAGGGATTCGTGAAACCATAGTCAACACAGGCATACGTCTCCCAAGAATCCTCAAACACCTGATCGGTGACGTGTATCTCCTCATCAAAGTTCTTGAAGACGCGCCCCACATACTCGGTGAAGAGTGCGGCCTCTTCCTGGTTGAACATCTCGGTCGACATGTCTAGGAAGAGCGCCCAGATCTCCGGATGGATACCGGGCGGGTGTACCAGTCCATGAGTCGCTGAATGAAGCATCTGCAACGCCGGCAGGACAGCGTCTAGCCGATGCTTACGCCGCGCCTCCACGAGGTTATCCAGCAACTTCTCATCCACACCGCCCGGGTACAGATACGGGTTCACCCATGCCGGTGCCCTCCAACTCTTCCAGTCGGTCCGGAACGGGTCCATCCCCGCCATGTACAGGTCATAGAACCAATTCTTGCCCTCGGGCGTGGACAGGAACGCTGACCATCCAGTGAAGTCCGCAAGCATCGGCCGGATGTACTTGATCCAGGTCGAAGGCTTCAACTTTGCAGCCTCAGAAAGCACCACGCCGGACAGGCCCTCTCCGACCAGGCTCTCCGGATGCATGGCACTCTTTGCATGCACTATGAAGCGCCGGTTGAAGAGCGAGCAGATCATGGTCCCGCCCTCGGGGTTGTAGTAGCTCCCCGGAGTGTCCATGGGCATCTGTAGCCGCTTCATTCCATCCCAGAATACGCGGAACTCCTTCTCTGAGTCTGAGTACCCGGGACCGACGATCCAGTACTCTCGCCGCTGCGAGACCTTCTCCAAATGCTCCATCTCGTACCAGGCGCGGTAAGCCTCTGGGATGAGCAGGTGCCCTCCCGTCTGCGATTTGCCCGCCCGGCGGCCGAAGGCCACGACCTTGTTCCGTGTCCGGTCCAGCAAGATCTCGCGCTGCGTCGGATACGGCGACCAGTTAGTCCGGTCCCACGTCATTTGATGCACGGGCGGAGGGACCGGAGTCGTGATCACCTTTCACGCTCGATGCTGCTAGTCCCGGTCCCGCCTTCAAAACCCATCTTCATAGCATCCGCGTCAAGCTTAGTAGACTCCAGCGCGTCGAGCGCGCGACGGATCAGATCCTCCATGGTGTCTTCCTCGACGTCGCTCTTGATCTCTACCTCATGAGCAGCGATAGTCAGCCGGAACTCCCTCACGCTTCAGCCCCAGACTCGGATCCGGTCTCGTACTCCCCCTCGAACAGCTTCCGCAGCCCCTGTTGCCACTGAGGCATCGTAACGTCGATCTCGAATCCGCTCTTGATCCCCGCCCGGTCGAGCACGGAGTTCATGGCAGCGATGGCATCCTTGTGTGCAGTCTTCGGATTCAGAGCTATCTCCAACATCCGACCGACGACCATGTCCGAAGCAAGCGCTAGCCGCGCCCGGGCCGCTGCCTTGACCTGGGGGATGTACCCGCCGTGCACGACACAGACGTCCGCTCCAGGAGTTGCCGGGCGGAGGCAGGGGCGGGTAAGAGCCTCGTTATCAGCATCGATTACGTAGCGCCCCTGCTTATCGCGGAGGTACGCACGAGCGATGCACGGACTAGGACAGATGTTGGCATACTCGCCAAGTTCGTCAAGGTATTCCTGGAGGTACTTCCAGCGCCACCGAGAACCAAACGGAACAGCTTCCTCATCCTCGCCGATCCGGGAAAGCTCACCCATACCAAAGTGGGCCTCCAGCCACTCCTGGTCGGCCTGGGTGTTTCCTCGGCTGTTCTTGGGAACGTTGACATCCCGCGCACCGTCGGGGCGGACCTTGGCATGTCTGAGTCCTGGCTCTCTACCTGCTCGTCTTGGCACGCAGATGAGAATACGCTAGCGGCACCGGAAAGCCCTCGGGTACGGTCTCCGGGTCGAGATATCCCCTGGGATTTTTGCCCATCCCGGCTGAACCGGTTCTGGTGGCAGGGCAAGCTAACAACCAGATACCGCTTTCAGGACAACGCTCGGGATTCGGAACAGCAAAGCCCGCCAACTCCTAGGTAAGCTGGCGGGCTTTCGCTTGTCAGTCCCAGACCTGCGCTTCGTACCAGCGCACCCAGGGCTCGGCCGCTTGCACGATGCCCATAACGTGCAGCAGGGCCATAAACCGAATGACGCTGATGTGGTTGGCCTCGAACAGGATGTGTTCAGCTGGAGGCCCGTCGCTGAACTCATCCATAACATGCAGGGTTACCTTGCAACCGATGTGCGACCCCTGATCCGAGACCTCCAAGTGCGTCTCATCCTGCGCCCGGCTGAAGACATAGTGGCGACGGTCCTCCACGACCGCAGACAGTTCAAGCTCTTTCGCGTCTGCCCAGCCAGATTTCGTCATCTTGTCAAAGAGGAGCAGCATGTCATTCGTGCCCAGGATCGGTTCGTATGGAGTCGGGGGACGAACATCCTCGTACGCCGTCATGTCCTGTTCCAGGGTCGCGGGGCGGGTGTCAGGCCCGGCTCGAACACGATCTCACCCTGGACCGCCTTTGGCCTTACGGACAACTCCTCGACCGTACGGATCAGGAACGCCACCTGTTTCTGAAGTTCACCAACTGTATCCACGACCCATTGCTCCCAATCCGTGTAGGAGTTAGGGTCCGGGTCCGCCTCATGTTGCTCCGGGACGTAATCGGCGAGGGCGGTCTGGTCCTGCTGCTGTCCGACAAACTCCAGATATACCGTCACCTCTTCCTCGCCGAGCGCGTTAGTCCGAACGTTCCGATTGACGAACTGCCAGCCGAGCTTCTGACCATCCTTCACCCAGGCTATCGCCTGCTCATGCGCATCCTCGCCAGCAAACGTCTCGTGTTGCGTCCGTGTCCGTGTCCCCACTAGAAATCCTCTCTTGGCATGGCCCGATTGACGATGTCTACAACCCAAGTTGGTAGCGACTTCAGGTCCTCCACCGACCGATAGACCTCACTCATTCGACGGAGCTTAGACACTCGGCCGCCCGAGTTGATCGGGTCCCCGTTCGCCAGCATCCCACCGAACTCCCATGACCCGCCTTCGGTTCGTGTGAACCGAACCTCGATCGTGTCGGGCAGGAACGTCAGTCCAGGGTTCATCCGCCGCTGGATCGGTTCAGCTCCGTTGATATGGACTAGCCTGAGAACGGAGTACACCGCCCGCTCCCAGTCCTCCTTCAGTTCCGTACTCATGAAGCTATCCTTCCTGCTCCCGAGGACTGCCGCGAGTGCACAGCGAAAGACCCTCAATCCGTGTAACCGTCAGGTCAGATCGAGGGTCTCTCTGTGTGGCTTCTTACCCCTAGTTAGGTCGGGCGCATAGGCCGCCTCCTCGGGCCAGGAGCAGGGACAATAATCGAAGATTACCGCGCCTAGCGGGACTGCCGCGAGTGCGCTTAGCGGACTGAGAACGCGGCCCCGTCGTCGTGGTGAACGTTGGTGCTGACGGAAACTCCCGTCAGGATTGCGCCGAGCAGTGCCAGCGCCAGAACGATCTTCCTCATGGTTCCCCTCCTCTCATCCCTAGTCGAGCGTGAGCGCGTGCTCGGAGAGAACGCGCGCCTCCGCATCCCAGACATTCACTATTCTCTGCGTGGCATCCTCGACAGTCCCGCCCGCTGCCAGCACGTCCAGGATGCACTTGCGGACGAAATCCAGCCGCCGTTCACGAGCGGCCTCGATCCTCCGATTAAGATCCGTAAGTGGCATCAGTCCAACATCCCATCCTGGAGTACGCACTCCGCGTGTGCCCAACCGTCCTCATCGCTGTCATACAGGATGTCCTGCCCGGCCTCGATGTCCTCGCCGCATTCGACGCACTCCCCGTCGAAGCCTGCCGCGACCACGGCTCCACGATCGGGCATCTCGCCCCATTCAGCCAGCACGGCTCATCTCCATCCATGAGGATCGCCTGTCCACTGCCTCTCGCAGGTCTAGCGTGGCCGTAGTGCCCGTGCCGACCGAAACCGGTGTCCCGGGTAGGACAACCGTCGGCAGTTCCTCTGTGCCACGCTCCGTGCCCGCTTCCGTGCTCGACTCGGGGATGTCAAGCATGACCTCGCCCGGATCCCCTTCGTCGTCAATACTGTGCAGGAAATTAACCTCTGCCCTCACAGCATGCACGCCTTCCGGCACCGGAAAGGACGGGACATAGCGGAGCATCCCATCAACATACAGCCCCGCTTGAGCGAAGCTGTCCGCCTCAAGTTCTATCTGAACTGTCGTTCGAAACTTCACTTCGGATCCACCGTTCTGTAGTCGGGGGTTGGTGGCCGGACACGGAAAGCGCTGCAAGCTGCCCACCCCTCGGATGCGTGCAATCTGCGCGCACATCATGTCCGGCCACCAACGCTCCCCCGGGGCATCCGGGTTGGAGCCCTCTCACAAACTCCAACCGGCAGAGGAGCGTTCGGGCAAGTCTTGCGCCCTACATACGGCTGCCGCTAGTCGGCGTATTCGACGTATCCGAGCAGGAGCGCGCTCTCCAGAGACAGGCATCCACACTGCTCTTCAATCCACCAGGTGTCTTCCTGCCCACACACTCCCCTGAACTGGTGGAAGTCCACAGCTTCCGCTTCGGTCTGTTGCCAGGCCTCATTGTCGACAACGATCAACTGGGGCCGGAGTGCCCTACCGAAATGCAGGTCGCAAGCGGATACGAAGAAGTCGTTAGACAGACGGACGTGCCAATCGGCCGGACGCATGCACAGGTCCTCGGTCGGTAGCTCCGCCATGTTGAAGGCGCACGTGCCATTCATAGCCCAATCCGAGGTAGTCCGATCACCTGCGCCACTGCCACCTCGGCCTGCGATCCTTTGGATCCGTTCCAGCCCTCCAGAACCACATAGGCATCGCAGTCGACGAGTTCCCGGATGTCTGCGCGGAGGTAACACCCGTACCTGTGCTGGGCTTCGCCAATATCCTCCCCAACGCACTCCCGCCCAAAGTGATCGGGGTTGATGCGGTGCGGGTTGACCGGATCGCAACCTAGCTCACGAAGCCTCTTTGCTACCTCCTCAAAGGCTTCGCGGTTCCCATTCTTCCGGCCCGAGATCGGCCCCGAGATGTACACCCTCATATGTCGAACTCTCCACCCTTGCATCCCCCACCGTCTGATGTGCCAATGAAGGCCCTCCACTCAGCAGGGGTGAAGCGCAGGATCGGGCTCGCCTCTCCCCTAGAGTCGCGCACCAGTACGTCCCCCTCTTCATGCGCTACCTCAACGCAGTTATCCGTCCAAGGACCAGACTCGGTGCTCTTACGCCATTTCATTTGAACACCCCCATCGCTAGCAAGACTTCGCTGGCCTTGAATCTCCGGTGCCCGCCCGGCGTCTTGACCGAGGGGATGAGTGCTTCACGCCCCCATCGCGTAACCGTCTTCGGGTTGACGCGCATGATGTCTGATACCTCGCCTGGCGTGAGCAGAGAGTCCGGATCGTTAAGAGCTAATTCTTCAAGCGCTGCCATATTGTCCACCCAACCACGCTTCACCCTTCCAACTCCTTAGTGCCCGAGGGGAGCGCCACCCGAGGAGCGCTCGCGTCCGCATCCGGATCCTGTTGCCTGCTCCACTCGTCAAGCTTCGTCCACGCCTCTGCGAAGGTGGGAGCATCTATCACCACAAACTGGCGGATCTCCGTCTCTATCTTCATGACAGGACTGTTCATGATGAGTTCGGTGTAGGCCCGGTAAAGCTCCTCTTCCGTGTCCCAGTCGACAGTGAGGAGGATCTTCCTAACCTCCGTGCTAGCTATGAGCCGTACGCCGGTCCCGTCGTAGCGCTTGCCCCCGCACACTACCCACGACGCATCAAACCCGAGGTCTGGCCTGTCCCCGGGCACCCAGTATCCGCTCACGGTTGGCGCAACTCCTTCTGAATCTTCCGAATCGCATCCCGCGTTTGACACGGCCAGGGCTCACCACAGAACTCGCACTCCACCCGAGTGCGGGCAGAGGCAGACGATCCAGCCCTTGTTCGGATTTCTGTTGGTACGTGGTTATTGTCCGCCATCTCGTACACCAGACGGTCTGTTAGATCGAGCATGCGCACAGCGTGCCCCGTCCGACACGCTGCCGCTAGTTAGGCCTGAGGGTGAGTGCGAGGATGACGGACAGGATGATGCCTACGATGGCGATACCAATCGTGGCCAGAGCTCTGTTGTCCGTCTTGCCCTCCGACTTGACTTCGATGCGCGTGCTCGACGCGGTGAGCGCTTGCGCGGCTAGCGTCTCTGCCCGCCCCAAGCGATCCTTGAGATCCCCCACCTGTCCCTGCAGCGCCATGATCTCCGCCCGGGAGGTCGCGGCCTGCTGATCGAGGAGCTTCTGGAAACCGACCTCCTGTTTATTGCTCGCCAGACCAGTAGCTGCCTTGTCCTGAGCCGCGATAGCAGACTGTGCGGTGAGCGCTGCGTCTAGTCCGGTCTTGGCCTCCTGCGCTGCCTGCCTAACCCGCTCGTCCCGCTCCGCGAGCTTCGCCTCAAGACCAACGATCTTCTCGGTGGCGACATCGGCCACGTGCGATATCCGCTCCAGCGCGAACTCGCGAAGCGCGGCCAGCTGTCGTTCTACGTCGGCTGCTGCCTTGTCCCGCTCCTTCTCCGCTCGATCCGCGTTCTGCTCAACCTTGGTAGCGTTGAGAGCAGTCGCCCTCTCCATACCTGAGAGACGGGTATCTACATACTCCCGGAAGTGTTGAACCGCCCGGTCGACCGCCTGTTGGGTAAGAAGAGTTGGGTCCGGGACGGGTGTCCAGGCCTGTCTGAAGTCCCGGTCCCGCCCCGGCGTCGTATAGTCCGGCTCCCGCAGCCCTTCGGTCACATTGCCCCCTTAGTCCTACCCGCCCGGTAGGAGTCTCCCCAGGTCATAGTTGTGCGTCTTCACGACGTGCTCAGCTAGCGCGCGCGTCTCCATCATTCCCAGGAGGACGTCACAGTTACCCTCCGTCCCGTCTTCTCTCTCGCCTTCTCCCAGTACAGCATAGATCGTCCGGCCGAGCTTCTTTCCCACCCGCCATTCGCAGTCGATGTAATCTCCCATCACGCTCGATCCAGAATCGACTTCATCTTGTCGAATAGCGGTCGTGGATCGACCATTGGTGGCTCCTGCCTATCTGCTACCCGGTCCGTCTGAACATAGATCGGTTCGCCCCCGTGGTCCGTTCCGATCCGCTGCCCGTTCCGAAGAAACAGATTCCCGGTCGACACGCCATCCGGGCAACCCAGGCACCTGTCGATCGAATGCCTGCCATGCACGCACCGGTCTAGATCCGAAAGCGTGCTCACGAACTCGGCCTTTCGATCACGGCCGTGGCAGGGTCCGAAGTAGAGTCCGCAGGGTTAGTTGCGTATATCTCCCAAAGCTGTTCTTCAGGCAGGAGAACCCTTTCCGCCCGCCGAACGTCATTTATCATCGTGCCAGAAGGCTCTCCGCCGAACTCCGTATGGTCCCTAGGAACCTTGGTATATCCCATTTCTTCTCCTCCACTTCCGACTCTTCCTCTTCTTGAGTATCCTCCTCCACGCTCCAGTCCTCTTCAGGCTGAAAGCGCGCCATACAGGCCGGCCGCCCGTTAAGCAGGATCACCGGATATACAGACTCTCCTGCAGCCGCCCATCCGAGCACTCGGAATCTCTTATCACGAAAGGAAACGAAGACCTCTTCGCAGCACTTTTGCACAACGAAACTGTTTATCTGTACCATTTTCGGACCCTCCTATTAGGACTAGTTACCCGTTACCCATTTTTTCGACCAGCCCCTACATATAAAAAACACGCGCCCATACGTGTCCAACGTACGTATATATGTCCGTTATGTATACCCACATTAGTAATTCCTATACACATTACATTTGAATTAAAGAGTGTATGTGTAACTCTATGTATTGTTTTCCCTGGTCAATTGTCGTTACACGTCTTCACAAAAACCCGTAACTGATATGTAATCCCGTAACTCAGAGACAAGATCGAGTTACGGCTTCGGGTTACGCCTCCTCGGTCGTATCCCAGGTCCCCGATCCCTTGACGATCTTGGCATATCCCTTGCTGACGCGGATCCCTCCCCAGCCTCGGACAGTGACTCCGTTGGACTTGAAAGGCTCCAGTCGCTGCAAGCCCCGCTTGCCCAGGTTCCGGCCGAACATCGCGGAGGTCTCCGGCTTAGAACCGTTCTCCTCGCACCAATGCTTATACGCTGCATACAGGTTCCGGGAGGTCTCCCGAGCCTCCGCCTCCCGGACGCAGCACGTCTTCAGGAAGTCATCGAACTCCGACAACTGCTCCTGAGTGGCCATCGTGGCCTCTAGGACTGCCGTAGGCGGGTTTTGCAGCCCCTCCTCGGCGAACGCTGCCCATCCCAAAGCCAGCCACGTTAGGATGGCGCTAAGCGCTTCCGGCTCCCGGAGCTTCCGGATGAGGTCTTCGTCCTCCTCGTCCTCCGTGATGGTCTCGTTGAGGGGAATCGTGCGCATCCGCCGGTACAACGCGAGATCTGCGCCGTTGATGGTAAGAGAGTCCGGGTTCATAACGATCCAGGGGGTGAACGCGGGTACTGCCTCGACTAGGTCATTTGAGAAGTTCAGCCGGGCGGACAGGGCGTCCCCTCCTGTCAGCCTCTTAATCTGATCTGCGTGCAAATGCCAATCCGAGGAAGCCTCTGACGCACTGACTATCCGCTTGCTCATTGCCCGCACCAGGGCCACATTCGCGCCCTGTTCTCTTATGGATCGGAACAGGGACAGGTCAAACGGTCCGGCATAGTCCCCGAGCACGTGGCGCACGGCCTCCATAAGAGTCGTCTTGCCCGAGGAGGTCTTACCCTCGATGAAGAAGAGAAGCCGCCGAGGGTTGCCCCCGTACAGCGAGTACCCGAACGCCTTCTGCAGCCAGTGCCTGACATCCCCATCCGGTACCGAGCGCTCCAGGAACTTCTCCCACACGGCGGAGTGCGCCCCCTCGACGTACGGGGCGCGGGTGATGTGCGTCATTCGATCGTCCCGCGATACCGGCCGGAAGCCCAACCCCTCGTCCCGTAGCTCCAGGACCCCGTTCGGGCAGAGAAGTAGCGAGGGGTCCGCGTCGAACTCGTCCAGCCGGGCTGACATCCCAGGGAGAGACGCCGCCACCTCCATCATGGCGCGGATCTTCCCCGCCATGCCCGAGGACTTTATAAAGGCCGTGAATGCCATTTTCTGCTTCTCGTTCTCTATGAACTCTGCTTCCTTTTCCATGTCGTCAACCATCTCAATCGCATACCTTCTAGCCGCGTGCTCGTTCCTCTGCCAACGATGCCCGTCCCAGACGTACCAGTCCTTGTCCACGGACAGGATGTCTCCGCGAACCAGATGTACCAGCCTTCGTCCGTTCCCGATGTCCGTCCGGGCGTAGTCGAAAGCGGCTGAGCCGAGTGACCGACGAGAGCGCTCGCGCCCGATCTTCTCAGGCGTCCACTGCTCCGGCCCTTCGGCGCACAGGTCTGAGTCCTCCACTGGCCCCTCCGCCGCAACCTTCCGGACCCCCAGTTCTACGGCTCGGCTCCATTCGCCTCCGGCCTTCCGGGCGCCGCGCCTGCCCACCCCCGTACGCCCCGCTACCGCGTCCAGGAAGGACTGCCGAAGGGTTCCTAGGGATCCGGACACCCCCGTGTGCCCGGCAGCTGCGTCGCCAAGCACAGCCCACGCGCCATCCCGGGCCACATCGTGGGCTCCGCCATCCTCGCCCGCCTGCCCGATTGCCCTCGTCCACTTGGCGAGCGTCTTGGCCATGACCTCACACGGGTCGTCCTCCGACCCATTGCACCCACTCACCCAGACCTTGACCTCCGTTGAGGTCAGTTCCTTCTCCGCCCGCCCCTCCCAGATAGCCCCGGACGTCAGGCCCTCAACCCAGGATGGGGGCAGGGTCGCTAGCTCTTCAACGCCTGGAACCTCATCGGTCGTAACCTGCCCGTCGGGTCGGGTCCAGCGGTAGACCGCCCCAGTCTTGTCGTGGACCGAGGGGAAGACGATGGCGTATCTGTGGTCCCACCGGATGATGTCGACCCCGCCCCCGTGAAACCCCCGCAGAGATTCGGGCCAGGACAGGCCCTCCGGCACTACGAACAGCCGGATTCCCGAGGCTCCATCGTCACGCGATGACGAAAGCCAGGTGGCAGGCAACTCACCCCAAGCCTCTTCAGCCTTGGCGAGGGTGTCCGCCCCCGAGCGTCCGTCGTAGGCATCAACATCAATCCCTATCACGTTCGCCGGTAGCCGGAGGGCGATGTTCCCGCACTCCGTTGAGTCCCCTCCCGCCTCAAAGCGAGCCCGGGGTTTGGCCCAAGACTGCGCCTTGGCCAGTTTTACCCAGGCCCCTTTGGCACCGGTGTACCCGTCCGGGGGCGGGCTCTTCTTCTTGGTAGGGAGTGGGATCGGGCTCCACCCAAAGCCCGCGTAGTCGACTGCGGCTATCTGGTAGGGAGTCGCGAATCCCACTACATCCGCCCAGCGCGACGACGCTCACGCTTGATGGCGCGCCGGACGATTGCAGCGGCTGAGGTCCCTTCCTCCTTTGCAGCGCGGTAGATCCACTCCTTATCGTCCTTGGAAATCGTGAACTCGAAAGTCGGTGCCTGCCCTTCTTCTTCAAGCGCAAGTGTTGACCTTATTGGCTTTCCGTTCATACGAAGCCTCTCCATTATCCTGAGCACTTCCGGAAACCGCCGACCCTACCCGACTAGCGCCCGGCGTGCGCCGAAAGGATGTCCTTGGCCCGCCTGAGCCACGTGATGTTGTGCTTGGCCGCGTCCCGGGCGTGCGGGAGGCCTTCCAGACGGGGGGCGAAGCCCCATCGGAGCAACCGGTCATCCGTCACGGCTGTCTTAGCAAGGGCGGGTAGCTGGGTGATAACGGTCCTAGGCGCCCCGCTACGGGGTGCCGGGCGGGAGAGGGCATAGGAGAACGCCCCGAGGATCCGCACCGGCGAGAGGACGTCCGAGGACCGGTTAGCGGTGCGCAGGTCGAAGCCCTCGGAGATTATCTTTGCCTCCGGCCACGCATCGACTAGCCCGAGCATCTGGTCCACCTGCGAGTGCTCGTCTCCCGTGAACTCCCCAGCTGACCAGAACGAGATGTTGTCTAGGATCTTGTAATCAAGCAGGCGCATGGCAACGTCGTGCACGCACATCACGCACCACCCCGTAACACCTCCTGGGTCGAACGCAATCGACTGGTACATAGTGTGTCCGTACACCATGCCCGCCGTAAGGTCTTCGTGTTGTACCGGAGCATCGCGCCGCGACCCCCGCCGGGCGGGACGCACGAACGCCTCACGCTCCACGAAGGCCGTCCGCTCCATAACCGTCTATGCCGCACTTATGGATCCAGGCGCCGTGCTCGTCGTCCGCCCCGAAGTGCTCGAACAGCAGGCCGTTTCCGCAGTTGAAGCAGCGCCATTTATCTGGAAGGGAGACGACCTCGGGCTCCGCCTTCAGGATGTTATTCAGGTCCACCCCGATCGACTCGGCTGCACTCTTGATGTCAACCGAGGGAACCGTGTCCCCGAGGGCGGATAGCATAAGGATCTGTCCTAGCAGTGCATGCTCTTTGCATATGACCCGGAAGCAGGGCGGGACGTAGGCGACCGTGATCTGTGCCCATCCGCGCCGAGCGCAGTTCCGAGCACAACACATCCGGAGGCTGCACGCCTCCTCTCCAAGATTTCTAAACTGCATTCCGCCGAACTCCGCGCCATCACGCTTTACGATCTCGACTGCCACGGAGGCTCCCCTACATTCATGACGAGAATACCCAGATCTACGCCCTCTCGGCGCATGGGTAGAAGGACGCTCTCTATGGCCTTGATAACCTCGGCCTGATACCGTTCACGGAGTCCCGCCCCGTCGGGCATCGATCCTGTTATGGCTATCTGGAACTCCACCGACGCGCTCAACGCGTACTCACTAGGGCCAGGGCCAGACCTAGAATCGCCAGGCCAACAAGGACGCAGACGAACGCCGAAAAGACCGCCACCCACCATCGCCATCCGTAATCCCAGATCGACTCCGGAACGTCCTCGGGATTCGGAACCTCTTGGTAATGAGACACAACCCTTACCCTTCACAAGAAAGCAAACGCGCTAGACCGGACTTTACGATCTAGCGCGCCGCTGCCGAAAGAACTAGACGGCCGGGACCTCCACGAGATCCGGCGCTCCGGGAGGGAACAGGTAGTCCTTTGCGAGGTCTTCGACCGAGGGCATGAATGTCCGATCCTCCTCGGGCCACGACCCCTGCTCTTCATTCCAGGACTTGACGTTGCGCTCTGCATGCTGGCGTGCCCGCTCTGGCGTTAGGTCGACGAACATCCGCGAGCCGGGCGGAGGGACGAAGTCCGGTGCACACTCGTCGTTCCGCCAGCCAACGTGGATAGCCGTCTTGCCCGAACGCAGCGAGATCACGAACGGTGTCACGCCATCACGCGCATTCCAGATAACCTCGTCCTCGCCCGAGCCGTCGTCCGCTAGGTACCGCATGAGACAGAACGCCTCCGCGTGCGCGTACGACATCAGATCTCTCCCTCCCGGTCCAGGATCTTTAACGCCTGCTGAGCCTTAGGTCCGGACTTGACATGGCCTGTTCCCTGACAAGTCTGGCAAGGACACAACTCCCCCGTGTAAAATCCCCCATCTAAGTGATCGCCCAGATCGCAATCCGGGCAATCGTAGGTAACGGCGTCGGCCACAGGCCTCTCAATCCGGTACTTGGGATCCGGCATGAAGGTCCGGTTGTTCTCCCGTGCCCAGGGGAATTGACATTGATCTTCGACTATTTCCCATCCTTGAAATGTGCAGCGCCGCGCCTTTCCGTCCCCGCCACAGTACTGACAATTCTCGCCGTAGTACGGAGCTTCGCCAGAACTGGAGTCGAAGGTCTTCCCCGTGCCCGAGCACGGCTCACAGTCGCCTACCGGCTTCTCACAGCTGATTTTGATGTACGGCTCCAGGAAGGGGTGCGCCGCCAGTAGCTGCTCGCGCATCAGGCGCATGCACTTGACCATCTCCCAGGCGAACATCGTGCATCCCCGGTACGCGAAAACGTTGATAAACTCGCGAACCGTGTACTCGCACAGGATGTAGTTGGTGGTGCCCTCCGGAAGGATGTACCGTGCGTCCTGATAGGAGATCCCAGCGTCGCACGCAGCCTGATACGCCTCCCAGGAGGCTAGCTGTGCTTTCTCCCATTTCAGGAGGACGTCGACATGTGTCTCGTCGTACTTGGCGTCCTGCGTCCAGACGGACATTGGCCAGCGTGCGTTCGGTCGATCGCCGTACCACGTCGCCCGCTGCGATTGCTGATGGAAAGCAGCCTTCCGAGTCCGAACTAACTGGTGTGTGAGAGCACGAGACGCGCCCGACACCTCGAAGACGATCACTTGCGACTCCAGGGCAGACTGGAGCCCGCCCCGCATCATCATGTCCGTGTCCGAGTCCGCGTCGGTTACTTCGTCTGGGTGGATACCGGTTGTTGCCCGGAGTGCCCGGGACAGCGTGTGCCGGAAAGCGGCTTCGTCGATCTCCTGAACCAAGTGCACTCGGAGGTTGTCGTACCCGATGTCCACCCGCCCCTCATCGTATGGGGACACATGCGAGCCGTCGTTACGGGCGTGCGACGCGAACGCTTGATCCATGAGCAAGGGATCAACTGCGGCCGGTATCCCGCCCCGGGAGAAGATAATCCCCTCAGCTCCGGCAAACCCATAGACCTCGTTTCCTGCGTTTCCATACGGGCGCAGCTTCCGGTGCTCCGTTAGCCACTCCGGGACTTCAGCGGCCATTGTGGGGAACCGCCTTCAGCGAAGGCGCGACGATCGCCGAGGAGGGACCATCCCACCCGGGACGGATGTAAGCGTTGGCCTCTTGGATCTGTGCGAGCAGCCGCTCCAATTCAAACCGAGCGCCATCAAGGGTCGCCGCTGCACTATCCATACGGGCAGAGGCATCCTCCATCTTGTCATGCGAAGCGCCTAGCTCAGCCATGAACAGTTCGTTCCGCTCTTCCCATGACCGGATCTTCCGGTGCAACCGCTTTGTCTCGCCGGTCCGGATAGCAACCAGTTCCGCGAGGAGCACTCCGAAAGAGGCGAGTAGGAGCAGCGCCCCCAGTTGCATCGTGAGGACGAAGTTCAGGTTCCACGCCGCCCATCCGTCAAGCCCGGCGAGCAGTACCGCAAACGCTTGAAATACGAGCTTCATCTCTCTTCCTTCCAGGTACACAGATCGGCGCGCCCCTGCGAGAGCGCTGGGCAGTGGAACTCCAGATGAGACATAGTCCGGTTGATAATTTCCAACTGCCTGTCGATTCGCCCGTCCACGTGCGACGACCACAGACCTGAGACGATCCGGCCGGTCAGCTCTACTATCGGTTCTCCTCTGCTCACAGGGTCCTTTATGATCCGCTGCATAACGGTCTTGACCTGCCAGCTAGCAATGCTCCGACCGTGAGGGGTGGCCGCTTCAAATCGGACTTCGATCAGGCCCCCGATCCGAGGCAGGACAAGCAAATCTTGAGGAATGTTCATACTGCCCTCCCGTTCTTGAATGGGCGCGTTCGGTTAAACTCCATCTTCAGGCGGACCGCCTCGTCGATGTCGATCCCGTACGCCCCACAAGCGTCGAGCACGCGGATGATGATGTCGGCAAATTCAGACGGGACACCCTCGGGCTTCCAGCCGTACTCCGTCACCCAGACCAGTCCCATGGAGGCGTCCTCGGGAACGTGGTGATCCTTATGCACACCCCCGTCTGTGAAGTACGTGTATCCGGTGGCGTACCCGTCGCGCCACCCCTCTAACGCCTCCGACGCTTCCGAATGGATGAGGGCAATAACCTCCGCGAATCCGCGCTCCATAAGAATCCCTCCGCCACTCTCTCTGTGGCGAACCTCATCCCACCATCCGTGTTCCACCGCGTTCCGGTACGCCGCGTCCCGTAGCTCGTTCAGTCCAGTCATGACTTGACCTCTTCGTCGGTTGCAGGACGCTCCGACTTGGAAGGAGTCTTCTCGTCCTTCGGGGTGGCCATAGGAGGGTTACCGCCGTCCGGCGCATAATCCCTCTTGGTGTTTCCGAATGCGTCCGGCTTCTCGTCCTCCATGACAGCAGCGAACACGCCCTTTAGGAAGCCGATAACTGCAGCCTTTTCCTGGCCCTCGGACCGGAGATTGTCCGTGAACTCCTTGTACCCCTTGGGGTTGATACTCTGCGCAGCCAACTGTAGGTTAATAACTATCAGATTCAGATCGCTCGACTCCAGACGCATCAACAGACTTTCGGTCTCTCCGTCGATCTCGGTGATATCAATCAAGTACGTCTTCATCCAGATGACCTTTCCGCCCAGTTCGTCTCGATGGTCTTGATGGAGGGGCGCGACGGATACTTCGGGTCGTCCTTTCCCAACTCTTCCCAGGATCTGTTCTCCTTGCCGATCCGCGCCTGAACAGACGTCAAGGCGTGCAACACGAGAGCAACGTCAGAGGACGTTATCTCAAGCATGGTGTCCGGTGGCCCTTCCCGGTCCTCCTGCTTCAACACAAGGATCTTGTACGCTGGATTCTCCATCAGTCCTCCGGATCTATTATGACCATCTTCCGCATGAGCAGGTTGGGGAACACTCCACGAACGCTGCGCATCGCCTCCACGTACACCACATCCTGACCCAACCTCAACGATTGCAAAATCTTTGCGTATTTCGGGTAGTCCCATCGTGTCACCCGTACGTACACATCCTCATCTCCGTCGTCATAGCAGTGCAGAACACACGAGGTCGGTAGGTCCGGGCGCCGTACCGTCCTTCTTATCTCCTCATAAGACATGCCGCTACGGGCGCGCTCATCCTCAATGAAGTCCTTATACTCCTTCAGCTTGACGAATCCCATCCATCGAACCGTGGACTCCCGCTCCGCCTCAAGCAGCGTCTCAGAGTCGTGCGTCGGCGTCGCCAGCGGTATCTCGCCGGTACGGATGGCGATCCTCACCGCTTCCAGGCTCTCGTGGATCTTCTTCAGACCAAACGGGTCTCGCCCCAGTTGCGGCCGAAGGGCTTCTAGCTTCGCCGGACCGATTCCCGGTATCTCCAGGAGCTGGTCAGGGTCTCCAACGAAGGTATGCCCCTCTGCCCAGGCGAGCATCTTCGTGGCGAGGGCGGGACCGACGCCGTTCAGCTGCTCGTACCCCGCTAGTACAGTGTCCCGCCCGCCCGCTGTCCACGTCCGTCCGGACCTGCCGAAGGTAACTCCGGACACCCGGACCCCGTGCGATTCGGCATCCCGGATAAGCCTCGGCCAGCGCTCTTTCGAGATCTTCTGCAGCTGTGCCGCATAGAAGGCAGCGGGGTGGTGCACCTTCAGCCACATGCACCAGAAGCCGATCATGGTGTAAGCCAAAGAATGCGCATACACGAAGGCATACGACGCGGACGTGACGACCTTTCCCCAGACCTCCATGGCCTGTGCCCTGGTAACCCCGTGCAGCCGCGCCGCACCCTCCACGAACGCCTCTTCCGACGCGTTGAACTGCGCCTCGCCGAGCTTCTGGGATATGATGCGGCGGATGTCGTGAACTCGCTTAGGCTCCAGCCCGCCGTACCGGGCGAGTGCCTTGAGGATCTGCTCCTGGTAGATAATCTGGCCCTTGGTACCCTCGGTGATCTCGTCGATGACCGGGTGGAGTCGAAGTAACTCCTGCTTTCCGTGCTTGGTCTCGATGTAGTCGGTGGCAGTACCGGAGAACAGCGGCCCCGGGCGGGACAGCCCCGAGATGTCTACTAGCTCCAGGAAGTCGTCCGGCCGTACGTCCCGACAGACGATCCGTGTCGCCCGCCCCTCGAACTGGAAAATTCCTATGACGTCCGCGATCTTGAATGCTGCGAGGGTCGCCGCGTCGTCCATCGGTACCCGGTACAACTCTTCCAGGGTAACTCCCGCCTCTTCCAGGGCGAGCCGGATCATTCCCATCGTGGAGAGCCCGAGCACGTCAACCTTCATAAGACCGAGGTACTCCGCGTCATACTTGTTCACGGAGACGACCGTTGTCTGTTCGCCGGTCTTCTTCTCTTCGCGGGTGTAGAGCGCACAGGTGTCCGCGATCGGCGAGTTGGTGATGACGAGTCCTGCGCTGTGAACGCTGAACCCCCGGTAGTTACCCTCCAGCTTAACCGCCTGCGCGAGGGCGGGATGCCGGTTAAGGATCTCTTGGGCAGCGGGGAACATCGCGAAGGTATCTTCCAGCGCCGCGTCCGCCCGGGAGTCCCCGCCCGAACGCTCCACGATCATGCCCTTCAGGATCTCTGTGTCCGCCTTGGGGATCCGGTACACACGGGCCACGTCGTCGATCGAGTTCCGTCCTTTGTACTTGGTGAAGGTCCCAACGTTCCCCACCCGGTCCGCACCGTACTTCCGAACCGCGTACTCCCGGACCTCATGTCGCCGCTCATCGTCAAAGTCAATGTCAATGTCGGGCAGGTCTTCCCGCCCGGGCACGATGAAGCGGCCGAAGTCCATAAGCGGGTACATAAGCGGATCGACCTCGGTGATACGGAGCAGGTAGCAGACTATTGACGCAGCCGAGGATCCACGCCCCGGACCGACCGGAATCCCCCGGTCCTTAGCGAACCGGACGAGGTCAGATACCAAAAGAAAATAGTCAACGTAATCCTGCCCGATTACCAGGCCCATCTCCAGCTTAGTCTGTGCTACATAGGGCTCTGACCCGAGCTTGCGCAAGCCCGGCCAGCCTTGCCCCTTCCTGTACCGCCACCCCTCCCGGAGCCAGGCCCACAAGATATCGGCGGACGGGACGGATCTCCCAGCGCCAGACCGGGATAGCTCCGTTTCCTGGAGCGCTTGGCCTACCATCCGTCATCCAACCCTTCGCCGGAACCTCGTTGACTAGTTCGTGCCCTCGTTGGACAACCATTTGCCGAAGAAACTGCACCCACAGCCATAACTCATCCACGCTGAGGTTGTGCGTCCTCGGGAGCATGACGACCTTCACGCTGCTTCTTCCTTCTCTGAATGTGAGCGCTGTCAAGGAATCGCCCTCCATGGCTTAGCGGGATCGGGATCCCCATCATCACCTGGATGCAGCAATCGCCTTCCCCCGCTCCGCAGACCCGACAGGGGCCGTACTCTTCCCAGTTCATGGACGAAACCCGTTATCGACACATATCATTGCAACGGAGAATCCTATGATGAAGCACAACGCCATCTGTAGCAACACATCTGCGGCATCCCAATCCCACCGTCTCATCGCTGCTTCCTTCCTCGATGCGGCCGCTTGAGCGGCGTGTCTCCCCAACCACCTATGCCTCCGGGAACCCAACACTGCCAGCCGTCCCAGAAGATTGCCCAACGGCTCGGATTGCCTACCCGCCGACAGTCCCAAGTTCGAAAGCAGACCGGACAGCGCGGGTACCTACTCCATACGGGAGAGGACCGCATGGATCTCGCACACCCTCATTGTCTCGGTAACTGTTCGGGTCGGTTGACTAAGTAAAGCCCCGCCTGTCTTCGCCCAGGGCACCCAACCCCTACCAATCCTTTCCGTCAGATAACCCTCCGGTCGGCAGAAGTAGAACCCCCGTGCCTTCAGCCAAAACAGTCCCCTGTCCCCATTCAACTCCATGTCAGATCATCCTCTGTGCCGTTGTACCGAAATCGCTCCGCCTTCGGAAGGGTGACGTTACAGCGTTCCGCGATGATGCCGCTATTCGCACACGCCTCCCGCGCTGCTTTCTTGGAGAGTCCCGCTCGCCGCGCCCTCTCAAGGACGCCCTCCGACACGAGACTGTCTTCTTCGTCGTACACGTTCCGGTCGCTGCGCGGGAGGTAGTCCGGAACGTCGTACTCCCAGCTAGACAACTGCTGAGCGATCGTGTTGTCTCCCCGCCCCGTCGCGTGCAGCAGTGCCCGGATCTCGCTGTCCCCCGGGCGGAGCGTGTGTACGTCGCCGGTCGCCACGAGGGGGATGCCCAAGCGCCGCCCAATCGCCTCATAGGCTCGATTAATCTTGATGCTTCGCTCAAGCTCCGGGAACATCTGGCACTCCAGATAGAACCGATCTCCGTACAGATCCTTGAAGTTGCTCGCTAATTGGATCGCTTCAACCTTTCCTGCCTGCTCTTCCGGTATCATTTTCCCGCCGAGGAGCGCGCAGGCTAGCAGCGAGTCCGAGCAGCCGGAGAGCACTATCAGACCCTCCGGGTGATCCGCGAGCATCCGGCCAGTCACGGTCGGGTAGCGGTGGAAGCCCTCAGCCCACGATCGGTTCACCAGCTGCATGAGCGAGCGGTACCCCTCGGCGTCGCTAGCCAGAATCGTAAGGTGACACTTCCGATCGCTTTCCACGGTCGGAGCGGTGTATGCCTCCAGCCCGAAGATCGGCTTGATGCCTGCTTTCAAAGCTGCCTTCTCCAACTGTACATGGGAGGACACACCGCCATGCTCAGTCAGGGCAATAGCTGTCATTCCCAACTCAACTGCAACTTCTACGTGTTCGGCTGGAGTTCCCCAACCATCGAGGTAGCTAAATGTGCTGTGATGATGCAGTTCTACATAACGGATCTTGATCGCCTCCCGCTCATTCTCCGCCCCAGTCCGGGTCGTACGCCTCGCGGTAGGCAGACTCAAGCTCGTCTTCGCGCTTGGACGGGTACTTCTCTTGCAGGAGTATCCAACAGGTGCACGGTCCGAGCTCGTCACGTACGTAGTCGCAGCCCCATATGTGCGCCCCGGATGCCGCGCGCCTCTCCTTCGCATTCTTCACGGTCGCATACTCCTCGGCTGTGCCTCTAGCGTCTTCCACTGACAGCGCTTGCATCGGCGGTCCAGCGACGGATACCGGTCCTGGCCCCGTGCCCGACGCGGAAACTCCGTCCCTGCCTTCAGAGTGTGACAGCGTGAGCAGGTGAGCGCGAGCAGCAGTCGCGGCCCGAGCGCCCAGGCATTCACGACCCCCACCGCCCTCCACGACGGGTCGCTCTACGGATGCGACGTCTGCGATCCCGCGCTCGACGCCGGTCCGCATTATGCCACCACTCGTACCAAACTAGGAACAACCCGAAGAGTAGAAGTGTCACCCCAACGGTTATCCCGACGTCGCGCGCTACCCCCACCGTGGAATCCTGTCCTCAATAGCTATCTCCGCCTGGAGAACAGCGGCGTACATCGTGGCCGCGTCCCGGTGGAACTTCCAGGCATTGAAAGCATCACCTCGTTCCTGGTCGTCCCGACGATCGATCCGAAGCTCTGGCGCCCCGTCTCCCCACTTACGAACGAGCCGCGCGTCTGCCCGCTTGAAGTCCGCACTAGCCTCCTCGGACTTCGCTACATGGAAGTGCATCTTGCCGCGCATGTTACCGATTAGCTCGGGCATCATTCCACTCTCCAAACTCCAACCAGTGCGCCTCCATAACCGGCCGCATGACTGGGTTGCGCAACCCGAAAGCCGGGTGGTACATCGGCCAGAGCCAAGACCCGTTAACCAACTGCATGGGCTTTCCCCACAAACCGCCGGAGATAGACCCCACAGACCCCAAGGCATTAAGCGCCGTTACTCCAAGCGCCACGATCACATTCGGCTTACCGACTGCGTTCCACTCCGCCCTCAGATATGAACGCGAAGCTTCAATCTCTCTGCTGGTCGGCGTCCGGTTACCCGGGGGGCGGTACTTGACGACGTTGGTGATGAAGGCATTGGGGGGAACGCCCTCCGCGCGCTCGGGCGGGACGCGGAGCCCTGTCTGTTTCCCGACCCAACCGGTCCGTACTCCGGCGATGAACATGAGCGAATCGAGTGCTCGGCCTGACGCCCCACAGAACGGGCGCCCCTTTAGGTTCTCCGTCGCTCCCGGAGCCTCTCCGACCACGAAGAAAGATGCCGATTCAGATCCGGTGCCCGGGACTAGGCGGATGCTCGGCAGCCGCAGGTGCTCAAACCTGTCGTCCGCGCGGTACCGCTCGTACACATCCTCAAGTGACAACACTGTCCCAGTCCCCCTCGCGAGGTACCTCGTGATCCAGCATCTCCATCGTTAGCAGGGCGTGCCCTATGAGGTCGGCGAGGATCTCTCGAGCGCCTTCGCGCGGCAGGTCGATCCCGTCCCATAGCGCCCGCTTCAGCGGAGCGATCTTCCTCCAGATGTCTCCGAACTGTCCTTTGGGTCCGAGCGCCCGGTGATTCCGGGGACCGTACTGCCCAGAGCTTGTGATCATTCGCTCCGCAATCTCCGGGAGCAGCCGCGTGACGATATAAGCAGTCTCGGTTGGGAGACCGGGCAACTCCTTCTTGGTCGGGTTTTCGGTTGCGGGATAATCCAGCGGCCCATTCCTGAACGAATCAAACCCGGGCTGGGGCTCTCTCACAAATTCCCCGAACTCTTCCGGTGTCACGACAGTCCTTCCCGGGCAACCAACCTGTATCGGCTGTCCTGCAATCTTGCTTTCGGTCCACGTATAGCGGTGCGACCCGTGAACGTCCTCCCGAGGACAGGGCATAATCGGATTTGCTATTTCAACCAAGCCTTTGCCCTCCAGCACTAAAAGCTCTTCGTTGATCTTCTCCTCAGACACGGCTGGTACTCCGGGACACCAACCGTCGTTTCCTCCCGCGATGGCTCCGTGATAGGGATGTGCCAGATGGGAGGCTTTTCTACTGCACCTGACCACAGCCGTCTTGCTCTCAGGCATGTGTCAGCCTCTCGCGAAGAGCCTGCCCGATACCCGCCCGGACGTTGTTCGACTCCTTCCGGAAGATCTCAAACTGAGCCCACACAAGGAAGATCCAGGTATGCATCCTGTGGACTCTCGGAAGATCGCACGGAGCGTAGTGGTACTCCTCATTCACCATATCCATGACGGCGCCAAGCGTTGCGAACTCCTCAGCGCTCATGTCCCGGATTTGGTATCGGCCGGGCGGATCCTGTTCAATGATCATGACGTTCCCTTCTTAGGATAGGCACAGTGTGCAGGTATCGCAGCTTCTGCCGCTACATCCGGCGCACGGCTCTATCCGACATCTCCAACAAGACTCCGGGAAGATCCCACATACGCAGTAGTAGTTCATCCGGCCACAGCGCGGGCATCGCGCGTACATCCAAGCATCGTCATCTTGTGAGGTCGAAGTAAGCGGCGTCTGAGAGAACTCCCCGCTTCCAGGATCCATACCTACCAACACGTATCACCTCCGGGAAGCAATCGCATGTGGTGTCGAGAGGGTTCTCTACAGGAACCAGATTCTCCAGCGGAGGACGGCGATCCAGCGGCCACTCGGCTGTGGTGTACCCGAACATGTTGGATACTCGGTACCATCCGACGTCGGGCACGCCGTTGTTAATGACCGTGAAGGGCGGGCAGGGGATCGGGCAGAACACGCCGCGCTCCGGCGCATCTCCTACCATCCAGATACTCTGCGTTTTGAATTGGTGGTAGCCCGTGACGCACATCCAGTTCAGGGGCAGAGAAGACACGATCTTTGAGTAGTCTTTCCTATGCCAACTTGCCCATACTCCAAGGTCAGATATGTCAACTGACTCTATCAGATTCTGGTACCGGTCCCAAGCATCATAGTAGGACACCCGGATGTCCCAGGCGCTCGTCCGCCCAGCCCGGTACTGATTCCACGTCATCTTTGGCACGGCCTCCCGGCCGTACACCTTGCGCGTACTTCCCTCCCAGGTTCCGAGGAGGCGGACGTCAATCGGTATCTCATCGGAGGTCTTCAGTCCGGGGATCGGACGGTGGAGGTACTGCGCCCCGAACATCTCCGAACGCCTTTTCTTACTGAAGATCTGGACTTCGTACCCTTGCTCAATTAGCGCGTGCGTCGCAAACAGTCCCGCCGGTCCGCAACCGAGGACAGCGGCTTTCTTCGTCCGCTTATGAATTTTCACGAGGATCCTCGATCTTGATGGTCTGGACCTTCCCGCTCAGGCTAATGGTGACCTTCGGGACCGAATCTTTAGGTGCCCGCTTAACGACTGCTTCGATCTCCCCTGCAGTCATGCCCGCCTTCATGTTGTCCGCCACATACTTGGTCTCCTTACGCACGCCGCCTCCCCTCCCGGTCGTACATGTTGTGGATGTCCTCGATGGTGTTGGCGCCGCCGGTCAGAGTAGCTAAACACCAGGCGACTCCCCGCGCCTCGCCCCGCTTGGGTAGATAGATCGCGGCAAGCGTGCTCCCGCCTCCGTGCTCCGCGAGCCACAACTTCAACTCGTCTAGCCTCTCCCAGCACTCGGCTTCGTACGCTTCGGTCGCTCCCACTTTACGTCTCCTCTCTTCTCATGCGTGTGGCAGTATATGCCGGAAGGATGCCCGCCCCTGCCTACCTCGAACTCCAGGCGGCACGAGCCCGACTTGGACTCGATCGCAAGCGGTCCCCCTCTCCGGGGCGGGGACGCGTCGGGCACCCCGTGAAAGTGGTCGAGTGTGACCCCTTCTTTCTCAGCCTGCACATGCAACCGGTCGTGGAACGTCTGCCAAGCGATCGGCGCGGCAAGCGAACGCGGCTGTCCTGCCCGCCCCGGGAGCGACTTGAAGTCAAGCTTCAAGCTATCCGCGTGCCGTAGTTCCATGTGCCTAATAAACGTCTCTTGCCCCAGCATGTTCGCCGGAGGTACGCGCGCAGTGTTCATAGCTACAAACCTATCCGGGAAGTCAGCTGCGGGTAAGGCGAAGCGGGGGCGGCCTCGTGAACCGCCCCCGCTTCTTCTCCGCCCTAGTGGGGGAGTTCTAGAAGGGGTCAGCCCCGTCGTCCACATCGTCGTCTTCTACGTCGTCTTCTACGTCTTCGTCCTCAGGCGGCGTGAGATAGCCGACGAGAGACAGCGTGGGATTGCCATTCTCGTCTGTGTCCCGCTTGACGTTGATGTAGGCCTCTACTGAGTCGTCTGGTCCGAACTTGACCTTTCCAATCTTCTGGACGATGCCCTCTTCATCCACGACCATGCGCTTCATAAAGTCGGTCGACGTGACGCCGATCGCGGCGCAGTACGCCTTGACCCGCCAATTCATAGACTTCATCACGGCCATGTGGTCGAACAAGGGGCAGCCGTCAAATTTCTTGTGCTCGGGCTTCCACGATCCGTCAAGGACCCAGATGGTTACGAGCTTGGGGTTACCGGCCTTGCTCTGTTCTTTCTTGGCCCGGCGCTTGAGGAAGCGGTACACCCCGCTCGTCGGCATCGGCCCTGCGTACGGCTGGAAGCTGGATAGCTCTGCACTCTCAATGTCGTCCTCGGTGAGGTCTCCGCCCCAAGTTACCTTCGGCATTCGTGTTCCCTTCTGGGTTTACGCCGCTTTGCGGCGGGTGGTTTTGGCAGGGGCTACAACTGGTGAACCAATGCCTTCGATGCGTCTCAGTAGCTCGGGCATCGTCGCGTCGTCTGTGAACAGCCCGAGCGAGTCAAACTGGTCCTTGGCGAAGTACCGGGTCTCCGTCTCCGGGTCGACGTAGTGCCTCCATAGGATGCGGCGGACCTGCGTCGGCTGTTCCCCCTTCGCACCCTTCTTGATCCTCGGCTCCATGTACCCCACGACATGCATCAGGCCACAGATGTAGTTCGCGACCTCCCAACCCTTGCCCTGGATGGCAGGCCACGTCATCATGTCGCCATCTTCGTTCTCCGGACGCATTACATGCGCCGTCATGAACGTGTTCACCGGTAGATCGACTAGCCGAGCCACCCATCCCCTCATGAAATTTTGCGTGTTGAAGTAATCAGGTTTGTCAGGCAGGTTCCGGTGCGAGCGCGACGCTGGATTACGATCAAACGCCTCCGCTGCATAACCGAGCAGGAACTTATTCCCCATCGTGCTAATGCCATCCGGAACCACCCAGTCAAATTCCCGGGCGTGCCCGTCCTCTAACCATCGCATGGCAGCGTCCGCTGTGGCCGTGTCGGGGATGATACGGACCTTCCCCTTGGCTCCCTGCCTGGCTGCCGAGATGTATCCCGGTTCTCCCGCTAGGTAGAGCACGCGACCTGGGAGCGTGCCTGCGAGGACCGTCTTACCGCATCCCGAGTCCCCGTATACGAGCCAGTTGGCGTACTCTGTCGAATCATGCAGGTCGAACATCGCCGCTTCAAAGTCCGACACGGATACGGCGGGGGGCGGAGCATTCGTCGCGGCTACCCGCCCGGTCTTCTCAGTCGCCATCTACCGTCGCCCTCCCGTTGTATACAGGCACACGGCCGACGTGTTCGGACCGAGGACCTCGCGTTCCGTTCCGGCGTGACCAATAAGGTCTCCGTCGTCCGAAACCCGGCAACCAATAAAGTCTGTGTCATCCTGCACCACCGTGACACGGAAGTTCAGCGTCACGATCTGTCCCTGCTTAAAGTGAACCGTGTACGAGACTGGGGACGGACGGACCCTTTCCAGGGGCAATTGAAGAGTCGGGTTAAGCGCAGAGTCTGGGTGTCGTCCGTGCTGGTCGATTGCGTCGAAGTTCACCTGAACACGTCGCCCCGGAGGGCGGGTGTACGCCTCCACGGTAACGAAATGAACCTTAGACTGCGTCCCGCCCGGGCCGCCCGTAGGCTCCGGAGCCTGACATGCGCCCGGGGCCGAGACGAACAGGGCGAGCGCCAAGAACTTCCTCAAGCTGCCCACCTAACCGAGATGTTCCGCTGTGCCAACGCATCCTGGATCTTCAGGAGTCGCTTCTCTCCCATTCCCGGAATCGCGAGGAGCGTCGCACGGTTTGCTTCGGAGAGCGCCCACAGGTTGGGGAAGTCCGGGCACAGGTAGGCAACCTCCGGGCACTCCTCGACCATCGCAGCCGTCGGGATCTGTCGGAGCATCTTCTTCACATGCACGGCCGCCCGAGCTACCTGACTGGCACGCTCATGCTCCGATCGGACATCCTGCAACCAGTGCCTTCCGGTCTTCTGGTGCACGCGAGCCGTAGCGTTCGGGTTGTGCGCAGTTGTTCTGCGCTCGATCCGACGCCGGTCGCTGCGCGTGAAAATCTTTCCCTCCATGATCAGTGAAGCTCGACGGTGACGGTGGCGTGATCGATCCCCTTGCCGTCGTTCGGAAGAGCGGACTTCTTGATGTATAGCGTCCCAATCACTGGAGTCCCGCCCTCGGGGGGAACCTCCTTGAACCTGATGGTCCCGGGCGTCTCCTTATCGAGCCTGAAATCTACGTTTATCGTCGTGGGCGCGCTCTTCGCTGACATGTGCGTTCCCTTCGTAGGTTGTTCGTGTTGTCTGAAGCTACCCTCTAGAGAGCGGCTGCCGCTACTCTTCCGCCGCGCTCTTCCTGTGGTCTCGGTAGGGGTCACGGATGTCGTACTGCAACGCCTTGAAATCTTCCCAGTTACCCCCGCGCTCCTTCAGTTCGCACATGGTCTTGTGCGGGCATCCACGACAGTTCCAGATAGAGGGGTTGAGGGTGATGGGGATTCGTCCGTCCCGGTATAGCTGTGCGAGCACGGCCTCATCCTGGATCCGGCGAAGCTGCGTCGCTCGCTCTTTAGTTGTTCGATGCACCATATGCCGAACGAACAGCGGGGCGGGCTGAACCTTCGATCGCTTACCGAGGACAACGATTCCTAGTCGGTCCGCCTCCCTCTCCAGATGAGCCAGCGTCGCCTTCGCATCAACGCCAAATATCGGCCGTCCTTGCGCACTCTCCGTGATGGAGGTTACATAGTCCGCCTTGATCGGGTTGTTCGTGGCGTACCCTTGCGCGTCGGTTGGGCGGATGTCAGGCAAGCCCTTGCGCAGGTAGTTGTACTGGATCCCGCGCAGCCGCTCCTTAGGGCCTATGAGGCCCTGCGCGCGCAACGTCTGCGATGCCATTGCCCAGTAGCTCCCGCCCTGATTGTCCATGGGAAGGTGATCGAGCGAGATGGCCTTGGCGGTCTTGTGCTCTCCCAGTACTACCCAGCCGGTCCGGAGGTCCCGGTACACGAGGTCATACGTTCCAACGTATCTCGTGAGGAGCGAGCCTTTCTCTGCCTCATAGACTTCCTGCCGGTCCGGCCACGGAATGTCCATCGCAAAGGTCTGCTCCGGCTGGATAACGTCCATGTGCTCGTCTTCGCCATACAGGTCAATGTATCCCTGAAGCATGATGGTCCCAAGAGTGAGCGCATCGGTGTACTGCGCCACGTCCTCCTCGGTCGCATCCTTGGTCTTGATGTATTCGATATCCCCGTTGACGTACCGCTGCCACGTCTCGACCGGGTGCGGCCCCCGCTGCAACCCGGGACCGCAGTACCAAGCGGCTAGCGCCTCATGCTGCCCGATCCCAAACCAGAAATGGTTCGGGCCGGTTCGGGACTTCGGCACCAACCCCTCTCGCCACGACCAGTACCACTGCTGAGGACAGGTCCCGAGCGAGGTCCGCTCTGAGGTCCGAAGGGTTGGCGTCGTCATTTCTTAGGCACCAGATTCCAGGTACCGCAGCCGTCCGTCTGAAAGCCGCCATCCTTAGCGGAGATTGTGACGCGCATCCGATCGCCCTCGTCTCCAGAGCCGTAGGCAATGATGTCCTCGGCGTTCCCGCTGAAATCGTGCAGCCGCTGCCAGAAGCAGAAAGAGAACTCCTTTCTGGGAACGGTCGTGGTATACGTACCCGGCTTAACCTCGTCTGGAATGCTCCAGGTCCCGTCGCCAAACGACGACACAGCCTTGGAGCTGGGCGCGGATGCCCTCCCAGTCGCGAGGATCCGCGTTGTCTCCAGGCTTGGCTGTTCTGCCCCTGGGCCACGAGCCAGATCTCCAGTTGGCCGAGTTATGTAGAGACCGGCCCCGCAACACGAGGCAATCCCCAGAATCAGGACCCCCACGCAGAGCGGGATCCAGACCTTTTTGGACATGACTTTTCCTTTGTTCGTTGGGATTCGAGGAGAACCGGGATCCGCAACGCTAGGCGGGCCGGGCCGGATGGGGCGTCCTCGGGGTGGGGACACATGGACGGCCGCCCCATCCGGGTCTCCGACTTCACCCACGTGTCAGCTATGACGGGGGATCCACCGGAACCGTTGTTGTGCCCTGCCCACCTTTCTCAAGGGCGGAACAGCAGTCGCTTTCGGGCACCCGCAACGGCACGGGACGCCCTAGAACGGCGTGTCCTCCACCGTGTTGTTGGAGCGCGCCACTGCCTTCTTAGGAGTCGCCTTGCGCACGCTGCCCGTGCGCGGAGCAGCCTCGGCTGCCGGAGCGGTCTTCCTCGACAAGCTCTTCCCCTTGGCCGGAGTTGCTTCCGGAGCAGCCTTCGCTGTCTTGGCGGCCTTGACAGGCTTCGGAGCGGGCTCGGTGCGCCGATCGTGATTCGCCTCGCTCCGCTGGTACGTCGGACGAAGGTAGGCACCAAGGATCACGCCACGAGCGAACGCATCGGCCTTCGTCTTGGCCGAGTTGGGGTCGTACCCGGTCTCATCCAGCATCCACTCCACGAAAGCGTCGTGCATCGGGGTGCCCGGCTTGTCCGCGTACTTGGTAAGATCCTGATCCTGCTCGTCTGCCATTCTCGTCTCCCTGGTCTGGTTGCTCGGAGTCTATCGACTCAAACTCAACTGCCGCGAGGGCCTTCGCTTCGGATTCTGATTCGACGGAGCCGGACCCCGCCCCGGGCCTTCCGCTCCTCTTGCATCCGTTGGTACATCCGGTACCGTCCCCGTTCCCGTCTGACGCCGAGCCAGTATCCCAAATACCCAGACGCACCAAGCGCCAAAAGTATCAGGACCAGCCATGCCATCAGACCCCCTTCCGGGCCAGCTCAACAACTCGCTTGGAGAACTCTATTCCACGCCGTCCGTCGAGCAAACGTTTGCCGCCCTGATCCAACTCCGAATTAGCCTCGGCGATCGCCGAGTCGATCGATCCTAGCGAGCGGAGATAGTGGTAGAACACGGGTCGCGGGTTGGACACGCGGTGAATCCGGTCCTCCGCCTGCTCTTGGTCATCCGGGACCCACGTTTCGTCAAGGAACACCATATGGTCAGCCGAGTCGATCGTGATAGCGACTCCACCCGTTTTGGTCTGGAGAAGCATGATGTGAGGTCCGCCCCGGGCGTTAAAGTCCTGGATGATCCGATCCCGCTGCACCTGCGAGACGTCTCCGGTGATCGAGCAGGTAGCGATTGGGGAAAGCGCCTCCCTAACCAGGCCTAGCAGCTTCGTGAACTGGGAGACGATCACAACCTTGCCCGCCGGACTCTCCGGATATCCCATCTCGTCGAGCATCTGGATGATGTACTCGATCTTGTTGGAGGGCATCTGTGGGATCATGAACTTTCGCAAGACCTCGTGCGTATGCGGCTTGGGTCCGTCACCGTTCGGACACTCCTCGGGGCGGGCACACTTCTCCTTCACCATGCGCTCCTCGATCCGCCCCGAGGCCGAAGCAAGCTGCTTCAGCCGGGTCAGCTCCGCGAGCACGCCTATGGCGGACAAGTCTCCACCTTCTAGCGTCGAAACCGAGTCATCGAACATCTGCAGGTAGACCTTCGCCTGTTCGCCCTCCATGGGGAGCCAGACGCCGTGGACCGCCGTCTCGTCGTTTAGCGGAGTGCCGATATACGTCTTGGGCGGGAGATCCGGCGCGACCTCGGTCTTAGTCCGGCGGAGCACGAGTGCGTCCAGCCCGCGCCAGAGGATCTCCTCACGGTTCGGTCGGAGGTTCCCGATAGTCCGGCCGTAGCCGTCCGTCCCCACCTCATAGAAAGTCTCCGCCCAGGACCAGAACGCGGAATACTTATCTGGTCGTAGCCAGTTCAGAGTTCCCCATAGCAGTTCGCCCCGGGAATTGAATGGGGACCCAGTCGAAGCGATCTTCAGACCGTCCTCGCGGACACGAAGCTGGAGCATCCCGTTGCGCACCTGAGTCGGGGTCTTGCGTCGTCGGAGCAGCGAGCGCTGAGATTCGTCATTGATGATGGCTCCCCACTCCCGCTCGAACAACTGGGGCCACTCCATGTCGTGACGCGTCTCTGTCCTGCGCGGGTCGTGCCCGAACCAGTTCCCGTCCGCGTCCTTTTGGCACTGAAGTTTCTTGACATTGGCTACGGCCGTCTCAGAGCCACACTCGCGGCAGATCCACCAGGACTTGACCCTCGCCATCTCCGGATGCACTACAACCCAGAGAGTGGCGTACAGAGGGCGCGCGAGGCCTTCTAGTTCTGACCAAACCCGTTCCCGTGCTGCCCGCCCCTCGGGGAAGGTCGCTACGGCCCCGTCGTCGAGCCAGCGGAGCAGTTCCCGCCCCCAGACTGCCTCGGTCGCGGTCTTCGGCGCCACGACGAGGTACGGCCCTGGTACGCCGCTCTCCAGTACTCCGCCAATGGCCTGTAAAGTTTTGCCTAATCCCATCTCGTCCGCGAGCAGAACTCGCTTCCCCTCTGCGATGAAGCGTGCACCCACGCGCTGGTACGTACGGGCCGAGAAAGCTGCCGATAGGGCCGGGGCTAGGGCGGGTACCCGGAACAGTTCGGCATCGGCAGACGCTCCGAGCTTCGCCATGCGGACGCCCGTGCCCACCTCTTCCCGGTACCAGGAGGACAGCGACGAGTCGATCCGGAGCCGCTCTCCGAACCGCTCGCGAAGAAGCAGGCAGGCCGCGACGGAGAGCGGAATTGACCACTCGCCGCTCTTGAGGATGCCCGCCCCTGGGATCTTGTTCTGCAGTCCGGGCACGTGCGCATCCGAGGACAGCCGGATCCGGCCTCCCACGAGCGCAGCCTTTACGATCTCCATCGTTTCCTCCCATGCAAAAGGCGGGGCCGGGGATCTCTCCCTAACCCCGCCTTCGCGGACCCTACCGGACCGAAACGGCCGGGCTAACCGGCGCCACGGTGTCTAGCTCGATCGTCCGAATCACGATCGCCTGGAGCTCTGGCTTGCGCATGCCCTGTGCATCGATCCCGTGCTCCGCTGCCTCGACCCGAAGGGCCGAGATCGGCATTGCCAGGATCCGGTTGCGCTCGCGAGTAAGGGCAGTCTTGGTGTTGATGGCGTCCTGCTCGACCTTGCTCCGCTTCCGACCGATCTCCGCTGCGGGCTGGACCCGAGCTTCCTCGGCGAGGATGCTCGTGAAGTCCGGGCGGATAACTGACTTGATGATCTCGGCGACTGCGATGAAGCAGACCACGATCACGTAGATAACGCCAACGGTGACGTTCGGCGAGCCGAGGAAGTTCACCATGCTGCTGGCAGCTACCGGGAAGAGGAGGAAGCCGAGGGCAACCTTCTTAGCCAACCGGTCCATACCCGCTGCGCTTAGGACCTTAACGCACAGGATCGTCATCAGGTCGATCACGATCGGGATTACGAGAGAGCCGAACACGTCGGTCCCCTTCGCCTGGAGGAAGTGCATCTGGTGCTGGAAGCTCGCTGCCATTACCAGAACGGTAATCGCCATAGCCAGCTTCTTTGCCCACTTGATAGCGCTGAGCATTTCCTCTACGGCCTTAGAGCCGTACTGCTCTGCGAAGCGCTGTCCGGGGGTCTTGGTGGTGTTCATGCTCGTTCCCTTCGTTTGTGGAGGTCTCGCTACCTCCAACTCCTAAGGTACCCGAAGTCAAGTCTTCTGACTACCGCCTTCTACCAGGGGCGCATCACACACCCGCCCTGGCGCGCTACGGGTAGCCGCTCCAAAACTCCAATTACTACTCTGCGTCGCCGAAATTCCATTGATGGTAATGGGGTATAGTGCCAAACCACCCTTACATCACACCGGTTGACGTTTTTCCCCAACCGTTCGTCTGACGTTGAAAAGCGTCGATTCGGACAGCGGCCGAAAAGTTGAAGAACGAATCGGACGTCTCGTTTGGCCCCGGGAACAAGTCGGGCACTACCCTCAGCAAGCAGTGCCCGACTTCAATCCTTTTAGGACTCCACGCGGACCGTCTTAACGCCTTCCTTCGGTCGGCCGGTCCTCACGACGCCCCGCCCCCTGCCAACCGCCCGGAGCGCGGACACCCGAAACGCCCGGAAGCCGGTCGCCGGGCAACAGAACAGGACGACGCGCTCCCCGTGCTGCTCCTCAACGCGAATCCTGCGCGGATCCTGTCCGACCGTCGCGGACTCCTCGGTGTTCGTGAACCGGTTGTGCCACTTGATGGCCTTGCCCACGATCCGCTCTATGATCTCGATATCGGTGGCCAGCGTTGGATCGAAGGGGAGTCGGCTCTTGGGAGGCGCTGGACGAACTACCTCGCGCGGCTTGAACGCCTTGTTCTCTGCTACCCGCTTGAGTTCCGCCGCCGCCTCGACCGGAGGGCGGGAGGCGTACTGCTTAGCGTGCGAGGCGTTGCGCGTGAGAACCGTCCGATCCCCAACCGTGTACGTAGCGGGGTGCTGGTACACTCCACCGTGCCACGATTGGAACAGGACTTCGATGCCCCGAGTCGCCACTACCTCGATGACCTCGCCCTGCGTGTTGAACTCGCAGGACCATCCGAACTCGGCTACCGCCTGTTGGAACGCTAGCGCCTTGGCTACGCTCTTGGTGTCCTCGGTAGGGGCTGCCCCTGTTGTGACCGCTACGGCAGTCCTAGAGGGCTTGCCGGTACGCTCGGCGCCTACGTGGACCGCCCGCCCCCGGGAAGCGACGCTCCGGGGCGGATACCGGTCCACGATCGGGTCTGGTAGCGGTGTCCGCTGCGCTGCCCGATCGTGCTTCGCCTTCGCCACACTCCGGAGTCCAGCCCGGCTTGCTGTAGTCGTCATGGTCGTCCCCTTCGTCGAATGCTCGCCTTGCTTCTTGGATCCGCTGTACCTCTGGAATGCCGACAGGAATGCCCACCTGTGTTAATACTCGTGCCAGGTCTAGCGCCCGGATTTCTTCCTCTGCCGCCTGATACCTGTTCACTCCCTTGCTCCTCTCGGTTGTACAGGGGGCTCCGGTCCGGACGGAGGACTTGTCTCGTCCGGACCGGGCCTCTCAGTTACCTACCGGCGACGCGATCTCACCGATGGGAGTTGAGGTACCTGCCTCTTCCACGCGCCGAGCACGGGAAGCTCTGTCGATCTGGATCTCTCTAGTCGCTTCAGATTTCGTACTTTGCCAAACAGCGCTCGCAATCGCACTCTACGACGCTTCCGTTGGAGTTAAGGGCGTTTCCCTGCGCGTCCGTCCACGGGTAGACCTGCTTCCCGGTCTCTGGGTTAACCTCGGGCCGGATCTCTTCGTGCTCCATTTTTCGTTCCCTTCGTCTGGCCCTCTCGCAGGGCCTTCAACTCCGACTGTACTCCTTGAAGCCTCCGGAGGAAAGCCGGGGGAGAAAGAAAGGCGGGAACCGTAGCTCCCGCTCCTTCGATCGCTTACGACGCGAGCCGAAGAAGCTCGGCCACGTTCCGGATCTTCCGCGTCTTGCCCTCGACCGTGTACGTTCCGCCGGTTGTCCGGCCCTGCGCGTCCCACACCATCGTGCCCGAGACCCCGCCGAGCGCGACGCGGAGGTACGTGACGCCCTTGGAGTTCGTAACGTCGGCCGTCCAGGCCTTCGAAAGCTGCGCGATCGTCTGCGCGGCCTTCTCCTCGCCGCTCGCTCGCAGCGTGACGTGCATGACCTGCCCGATCCGGGAGGTCCCGCGCTTCGCGACGTACTCCGCGCTCGCCCTGTTGAGCTCCGGGTGGCAGATCCAGCAGTCGCCAAGCGTATAGCCGAGCGAGTCCTCATCAGCCTTCAACATCTCTTCGTGGCCCTGGTCGCTGTGCGTGTTCTCCCAACCCGCCTCTTCTAGGCACAGCTTGCACAACTGGCCCTCGGGGGACTCCTTCGTGGCGGGACGGGTCTCGCACGACACGCAGCGCCTGCTCTGCATCCGGCTCGGCTTCGCGATCGCCTCAAACTCGGCCTGCTTTGCCTCGATTGCCGGGATGAGGGTCGCCTTGTTGGCAGAGGACATGCCCTTGATTTCGAGGTCGCGGGCAACCTTGCGGAGGTCCGTCGTCTTCAGCTCGGAGAGGTTCATTTCGTTCCCTTCGTCTCGGGGAGGTCTCGCACCTCCCCTTGCAAGACCAACTGTACTCCAACTTTTGACGTTGCACACCAGAAAGGTGGGGGAATTTTTCTCCCCCACCTTACCCAGCGCTTCCCTAGATCCCTAGCGCGTCGCAGGCGCTCTGGTAGTCGACGAGCACGCCCGTGCACCAAGCCGAGCAGCCGAGGCTAGGCGATCCACCCATCAAGATTAGCTCCACGACGTCCCTGAGCAGGTGCACCAGGACCGCTGTCCGGCGGCCGTCGAACAGTCCCTGGGGAACCTCTCGCGAAGGGATGTCCTCGCCGCGCCAGATCTTGTCCTGTCGGACCATCTCGACCCAGTTCAGATCCTCGGCTCCAGGCACGGCGGGGAACGTCGGGAAGTGCAGGTGCGCCCGGCGCGCATTCGTGAATCGTCCTCGACAGATCATCTCGTCGAACTGGCGGGTAGCACAATAGGCAACCTCTGACGCGTAGCGCAGAGACTCGCCTAGCTGTCCGAGCACATGCGCCTCTACGCCCTCGGAGTCGATGATCTCGATAATCCCGTCCCGCGCTACGCCTGCGAGTGCAATAGACCAGCGCCTCTTCAGCACCTCACCGTTCGGCATCCGAAATCCCTCGGGGGTCGGAACCTTTACAGTCTCCAGATCTAGGAAGGCGACGCCCTCCAGGAAGGTCCCCGGAACCTCGATCTCATATACGCCCATCTCAGCACTCTCCCGCGTGCGTCGCGAGGCAGCGAGGGCAGGCCGCCGCGCGCACGGCCGCGACGTTAGCCATATCCTTTGCAATCGCGTTTCGCTCCCGAGTAACTGCGCGTCGCCGCGCCGCCGCCTCCTCGCGCCGGTCACACTCGGCCGCATACACCGGGTCCTCGATCCTACGCGCCAGCTCAAGACCCTCCCGGGCCAAGCTACGGGTCGCGGGGTTCTGCGCGAGGCTAGAGGACAGGAGCCTCATAGTCTCCACCAATACATCCTGCATTTTCGTTCCCTTCTTCTAGGGGTCTCGCGCCCCTACCAACGTCAACTGTACGCCGTTGCGGCTCGTTGAACAAGGGAAGGCCGGTCCGGGTTGCGAGATCCCAGACCGGCCCAAACGGGACCGCGCGTCAGGAGGGGAAGGGAACGACTCCGACCCTCAACCGAGCGACTTCCTTCACCCGTTCGTTTTCCCTGCATGCTCGATCGTACGCCGCGACAAAAACTGCGGCTAGTAGCCTCCTCGCGAGGATGGGGGCCGGGTGGCAGGCCGGGTAGAAGTAAACGCTGCCTGAGCGTTGGGGATCTGGTACACACCCCAAGCGGATACAGCGGCTAGGATGATGGCGATGATGTCAGCCGCCTTCGTGTTACCCGGCCAAAGAATCGCGGTAATAGACCCCACGGCGCCGAGCGCTGCCACAATGAACTTCCGATACTTCTCCATCTCGACCTCCTAGCTCACGGTTCCACTGACAGTCCCGGTAAAACTGCTTCCTGCCCCGAGGCCGTCCTTGCCAGGGTCACCCTTGTCGCCCTTGTCGCCCTTGTCGCCCTTAACTCCGTCTAGGGCGTTGAGATCCTTGTCGATCTGGCGGGTCATCCAACCGGTCACCTTCTTGCCGTCGCCGACTTCCTCCGGCTTAAGGTACTTGGCGCGGAACTTCTTCACCACTGCTTGCAGGACCGTGCCGTACACGCCGTCGACAGGACCGGCCTTGTATCCGAGGTCGTTGAGTTGGCCCTGAACGCGTTTGACGCCCTCGCCCTTGTCGCCGAACGCCGGAAATGCTTCGGACATGTCGTCTCCCTCGTTCCACTGATCCTTGGTCTCCCCGCTGACGACCGAGACGAGAGCCAGCCCGGCCTCGGGATCCTCGGCGTACATCCGGCAGAGCTCCATGTGCTCGTGTTGCGTGTGATCGACCGTCGCGAAACCGCGCACGTTCGCCACGAAGTCGAGACGTACCGCGTCGCCGGTGCCGTCCCAGCAGTTGACGGCGTTGAAGTACTTCCGACGCGGATCGGTCCGATCGTTATACAACCGGTTCCAGTAGGAGTACCCCCGGACCATGTCCGCCCTGTTCTTGGACATGTCCCCAGCGCTGGATAGATCTCGACGCCACTTACCCGGCGGAGCCTTGTCCTTCGGGCGGGTCACCGAGTAGTTATCCGAAGGCTGGTCCTGAATCGAAATGTGGTACCCGCCTGTCAACCTGTGCGCCAGGTCTCCAACAATTCCGGCGAAGACGGCGGAGGCGTATTGGTCCTCCCACTTAGCCATCGCTGCCCGGAGCATCGTCGGCGCAAGCGTCGTCACGGAATCACCAACACGTCGTAGTCGGAGCCCTCGGCGGCCTCCTCAGATTTCTGCCGATCCCACGCCTGCGGATACCCCTCCCGGAGGATCCACCCGCTCTCATCGGCAGCTATGTCGTACAGCCAGCACCGTCCGGCGGGCTTGTCTACGACCAAGAAGCCCTTCGGAAACCGCGAGATAGTATCTTTCCCATCCAGCGGCCCGCCCACGCAGCGGAGCATCTTCATGGACCCTCCTTACGGGAGTACGTAATACTGCTGGGCGAATGCAGTCGGAGATAGGACTTCTCCCAGCCCCGTGTTGTCCTGCCCAGTGATCAGAATGTCGTTGAGGTTGATAGGGAGGTCGAAGGACTGAGGCTGGGTCTTGTCCTGGATGGTGCGCCGGACCGTGAGGACCGAAGCCGTCTCAGAAACAAACGAGTAGACCTCGCCCGTTGCCGCCGTAGCGTTTAGTCCGTTGATAATCTGCGTACTGTTGGTCCCGTTGTACTTCAGACTGCGCATCTTCGATGCACACTGGACTACCGGCTCGTTAGCCATTATGCCACCTTCTCTCCAGCGACGATATAGGCCGATGCGGTGTTAGAGACGCTGGCTGCGCTCCACTGTACCGAAACCGTAATGTCCCGGTTGACGGTTGTATCCATAGCAGTAGTACCACCCGTCTTTCCGGTCATCCGGTTGATAACAGTGTAAGGGTCTGCAGTCGCGACACTAAGAGACTCCCGAAGATTGGCATATGCCCGAACGGTCCCGCCCGCCCCCGTGGTGATAACGGCTAGGTATAACTCAACCTCCCAGGTTCGGCTCTGCAAGCCGCTGCCTGCGGTTATGACGATTGCATTGGTGGACATGGTGCTGCCCGATAGCTTGAACCGGAAAGTCAGTGTCGGTGTGGTGGCTGTTAGGACAGAGGCCTCTCCCCACACCTTAAGCCGATACACCGATCCGGCAACAGAATCTCCTGCATTTACCGTGTAGGTAGCGATTATGGTCTCGGTAACCGTGTTTGCCACGGTGGTTACCGTCGACAGTCGAGGACGGATGGCAGCCGATCCTATGTTGACCTTTCCACTCGTCGAGAGATCTCCGACGGCGAGGAAAGCAGTGTCCGTTTTCAAGGTACCCACTGCACTTCGGTACAGATTGGTATCTGTACCTGCCGCCCCAGAGCTCCAGAGGAGCTTTCCGTCCACCTGCGCTGCCAGTCGCTGCTGTGCGTCTGCCACCACTTTGCTCTGGAATCCAATATCCGTCGCGGCTGCTCGGATCGCGGACACAATCCCGCCCGTGAACGTCGCCCCCGCCGCGACGTCGAGCGCGTTAGCGAACTGCGCCGTTCCAATTAGGCACTGGATCCAGGCCGCCCCATTCCAGATATAGTACTTACTGGTATCCGTCTCACGGATGGCCTGTCCGTTGTACGGCGCCCCGGGGCGGGTACCCGAGGTACAGGCCACAAACCCCACCTTCGAGTCGAGGTTGTCCATGTTGTTGTTGACGTCGGTGACCACGTTGACGTTGTCGACGCCAGTTGCATCTGGCTTGTAGAGAGCCAGCCGGGTAGTAGTTGTTCCTGGCATGTGATCTCCTTACGAGACAACAAATGTCAACGTGCCAATACTCGGGCTTCCCCATCCCTGGTAAACATCGGCTCCGCTAGGCGGGGGGCCAACAGCGATTCCCCGGGATACTCCGGTCTTGAACTCGTTTCCGATAGTGGTTCCGAGTTCTGTGGTGATTGTTGCGCCCTCGGGCCAGGAAGACTTCTGAACCCGATTGCTATTTACTCTGGACAGCAAAATGCTATTTGGGTTTGACGAGTAATCATGCGTGCCAAGAACAGCAGTCCCGCCCGCCGGGAGCGTGAAGGACGAGAATTTCATTCTGAAAGTACAGGAAAGAATGGTCTTTCCAGCAAGATCAGACTGAATGTTGGCTGAATTGAATCCGAACAGACCGACGTATGTGTCTACGTTAGACTGACCAACTCTAATCAGCGATCCGCTAGATCCATCACTCCAGTAGCTCTGCGCCCAAGTCTTCTCATATACAAAATTGGTTCCAGTAATTGTGTCCACAGGAACCGTTCCGCTCCCGTCATTGAGGACACCACCATTCAAGAATAGATCCGAAGGACCCATGTCTTCAACCATCATAAGAGATGGGCCGTCAGCCCCACGCAAAGTACCGGTCCCGACGGCTGCCTGGAAGCACCACAAAAGTCTGTGTAGCCCAGGTGTCGGGCTGATCCACGCGATAATTCCTGTCATGGTGGTATTTGTGCCAATGCTAAGAATTGCTGCGAATGCATTAGTTCCAATGCTCGGACTCGACAGGGTCGGCTGCGAGGCGCCCCCGTCTCTTACCTGCCACACATATCTTTCGTTGGTGGCTGCACTAGTACTGTCCATATCGGCATTACAGGTGACCTTGTACGCCCTACCAGCCTCAGCAACAAATCCAAGCTCTAGATATCCCTTAGCAGTCGCCGGAGGCGTGGAAACATCATTAAGGTCAAGGGACCAGGCAACTATTCCCTTAGGACGTCTGTTAATGACGTCCGCCATGATGTCAACCCCGCCCACGAATGAGCGGTCTACATAGGAATCCTTGGCCGTAATAACTCCGGTGTAGTCAATCCTGGCAAGCGTTGATTGTCCGTCCCCAAGAGCCAAGAAGTTTCCCGAGGCAACCGGATTTGCGCTCAGGTTAATCGTCATTAATCCTTCTGGATTAAATGCCTGTAGCCCCGAAGAATTAAGCTCAACGCGCTGCCCAATCGTTGCGGTCTTAAGCGCAGCGGCGACAATCCATTCAGCAGTTATTGTGCCTGCAGTTACCTTGCTCACGGACAGATCGCTGATGTGCGCATTGTCGATCAACGATATAGAGGACTGAACTGCACTGCTCGCCCCCGAACGGTTTCCCGTCCGATCTACCGCCACCACCTTAACCCAGACGTCACTTGTGTTCTCCAGAGCAAACGTCGCCACCACTGGGATCTTGCCCAACAGGTTGCTCTCCGTCGCTGGGATCCGGCCAACAAGCGTTGAGGCATCAGGGAAGAGATTCTCTCCACCGACATGAATCTCTAAATGGTTAAGATCCGACTCCAGATTGAACGTCCCGCCCGAGGACTTACCGAGCAGATGCACCACTTGGATGGCTAGCCGACTCGCCGCGACGACCGGGGCAGCGGGCACACTCGGAGCAAGGACATCTCCGGTCGTCGTGATGGAGAGGTTGGAGGACCACACTCCCACGTTGGGCGGACTAGCCGTGTCCACCGCCCGGATCCGGAACTCATAGTTGACAGCTACCGATAGCTCCTGTATCAGAGCCACCGTCTGATCGAACGGAACCATGAACGTATTCCAGTTGTCACCAGTGTTCGCAGCGTTAGAGAGCGGCCTTCCCCATGTCTGCAGCTGATTCCAGTGGAACAGGCTGGCCTGGTTCCAGGTTATGGGATAGGTGTACGCCTGCGTTACCCGGTACTGGATTTCGTAATGGTCGCCATCGATAATCGTTGAGGAGTCAACGTTCAAAGGCTGAGTCCATGTTAGCTGGACTGCTGCCTTAAGATCGTTGATGGACGAAGACTGGTATGCGGCTGTCGAATAGCTTCCCCAGACAACAGTTCCCGGCACCGTCGAGTCCGCTCCTGCGGCCGGAGCGTTTACCCGAATACCGATAGGCTCGCCAATCAGTCCTGCGAGGTCCCGGGAGAACTCTCCCACCGTTACCGTCGTGTCGCCGCTCTCCGGGATGTAATACGGAGAGAGGTCGAACCAGACACCGTTCGAGTCCCGGTATGCCACGGTCCAACCGGACGGGACCGGGTAGCTAAGAGCGATGCACCGGAGGTAGATCGGGTTGATAGGCTGTCCACGCCAGAACAGTTCGTTGGCTACGTCGACGAAGCCCGAGTTGGGATCGTATACAGCGAGATAGTCCCCAACCGCGACGTCACCCTTGATGTCATAGAAGTCAGTAGAAAGCTGAACGTTTGTCCGGGCCGCGCCGAACCGGTTCAGCTGTAGCTGTGCACGGGCGGCAGCATTAGTCGCGTCGGTCTCCGATTCGGAGATCAGCCGGGTCAGCCGGACGTCATTCCCATGGATATCGTTGTAGGGAACGGAGACGGCGTTGGCTGACCCTGTTGAGATAGACGCGCCTTCGCCCTCTGCCAGAAGGACAACGCGTGTGGTGTAGTCGTCCACGTCGCTGTCTAAGGACATCTGGCCGGGCATGGCCACGAGGTCCATTTCCCGCCCGGCCTGCTTTCGGACAAGGAAGGCATGCGGGGTGGTCCGGTAAAGCTGCGCGACGGTTCCGGCATCTAGCTTCCCATCCCCCGTTACCCGCCACTCAGCGCTGAACATCTGGGTTACGTAGTCGATCGCCTGACGTGGTGTCTGCCACTGATGGGTGCCGTTATAGACCCCAGCTACGGCGTTGATAGTACCGGCGGTAACCGAGCCCCCGGGCGGGAGCAGCGCCGCAACCGACGCCGCAAACGTCTGCGCCACAAGGCTAACTGGGGTCTCGAACACATCGCCCTTGTCGTCTTCATCTCCCAGCCAGAAAGCCATTCCCGGACCGCTTATCTGAAACGACTCGTCTGCCTCCCGCCCGCGAAGGACCCCCACATACCGGGCCGTTGTCAACAGTCCGTCTGCGAGCGCCTCCGGAGTGATAAGTCCCGGGACGATCGCGACGTGCCCGAAGTATGCCAGAGAGTCCAGGATCGTTTTGGGTGTATCGTCACGAAGTCGTAACGACCAGGATCCAAGGGCCTGCTTGATTTCGTTAACGCTCAACGCCGGACCCCCATCGTTGCCTCGGCCATAGCGCCGATGTATTGGTCACGGATGTCCGTCGCTCCGTCGCCTGCGATCGAGGTTGTCCCGTTGTAAACAACCCCCAGGAAGAAGTCGAACACCACAACAGCGGCTTTCTGCAACCCCCCCCCCGCGATGGCCGTGAAGCTCTTGGAGGAACCAGCCACGAACTTATCGCCAAACGCGTCGTTGCCCGTCGCCCACACGTACCCGGAAGCCGAGACATCGGTCTGCGTCTCCGGCGTCTGTAGCGTCGCCGCTAGTGTGGCGGAGGCATCCGTTGTGAGCAGGCACTCTACGAACCGGGAGCCGCGCCGAATGGTGAGGTCGAGCGTGTTCCGCCCGGGCGCCCGATCTGCGATTAGCCGGACAGTCACCGCTTCGAAATCGTTCCGGAGAACGGTACAGGCATTGAAGCTGGACAGGGTGAGGTTAGAGCCCGCCCTGGCCACGTTCCAGGACTTGTTATCCCACCCAGACCCGTTCCATACCCCAACGCTCAAAAGCCCGGAGCTGGCCAGCGGGGCCACCCTAACGAGCCCGTTGTCCAGAACCCACCCCGACGTCGGCCCCGAGATGTTGAATCCCGCCCGCTCCAGTCCTGAGATCGCGAGGACTACCCGCCCGTTCGCCATCGATGCGACCGGGATCCCCCATCGAGGATTGATACCCGCCGCGATCCCTCGATAGATCGTCATATTCCCGTAGCTCGACGGGCGGACAACGGTCCCGGAGGGCGGTGTTGTGCCAGTGTAATACCCATAGTGCCCAACTGCCGGAGCATGCCAGCGCTCCCCGGACAAAGCGAAATTGTTCGCCCGCACCGTAGCGGTTAGCCTGCTCTCTACATCGATCGCGGAGTCGGGACCGATCGCTTGTAGTTGCATTTCCCACGGGAAGAAATGCGCCTCACCCGGCCAACGCGTCTCCGTCTCCCCGCTGTCCATAATGACGTAGAACCCGTTCATGTTGGGCTTGTTTGAGAAGGTGACGGGAAGGAACTTGTCCTTTAGCCAGAGT